TTAAATCACGATTTTTATCCAATCTTTCCCTCGATCATCATGGTATTTATCCGTTTGAATTTGGTTTTTATGACCTAGTAAATCTTTAGTGTTTATACCTTGTGCTCGATATAACCTTTCAGATAAAGAGCGCTGTTCATGAAATGTTGCAGGCGTTCCTTCTCCCCAATCAATATCCGTTTTATTTCTCGCCTTTTTAAAGTTAGTCGTTAGCGTATTTGCAGTAACTTGATCACCACGTTTAGATTGTGAAGTGGTATGAAAATAATGAATAAGATAAGGGCTAATAACGCGATCACGACAACGAGCAACAACTTCACGTAATGACATATTTAATTGTTCAGAACGTAGTGATAATGGAATAGCTAATTTGGTGCCAGTTTTTTCTTGGATAATATGTAAATGATCATCCCAAATATCACTAAACTTCATTGCCGAGATATCACCTAATCGTTGGCCTGTAATAAGTGCAAGCAACATGGCATTGCCCATATAACGATGTTGTTTGTCAGCAATCTCAAATATCTTTTTCCATTCATCAAAATTAAGGCGTTGGCGAGTTACTTTTCGTTTCGGTTGTTTAGTGGCGAGGGCAGGGTTATAACCAGGAGGAACTTCACCTGCATGTTGTGCTTCTTTAAATACATCAATTAAAACAGAACGAATAACTTGTGCCATTCTGTGCTGGCCATTAGATTTATATTCATCAAGGATCCCAGCAATATCTCTGGCATCAACTGCGGGTAATGGTTTCATGGATAAGGCTTGCCTCATTAAATCGACTGGCTTCCTTTTTTGTTTATAGGTATTTGGCTTTATATCACCTTCTTTTAAACGCTCTTCTTGAATAGCCCAGTATTTATCTAACCAAGTATTAACCGTGATTTCTTTACCTTTAATTTTTGCCACTCGATCACTAATAGCCATAACTTGTCGGCTTCGTTGTTCTGCTAATCTTGTATTAGCTTCAATGGCTATTGCTTTCGCCTCGGCTTCATTGTCACCGAGGGCATGATATTTACCTGTTACAGGATGGCGATAACGCCAATAAACCTTGCTGGATTTACGACTAAGTAATGGGTAAAGATTAGGAATATTGACGTTATTTTTACGAGGTCTGGCAGCCATCTTTGAGGATCCTCTGTAAAATAAGGTTATCGTTGTTATTGATAACCGGTGATGTCAAATTACCGACAAGGTCGGCATCTTCTCTCACGCGCCAAATGCCACCTTCTTTCCTTGCTGGTGGGTAGAACAGGCCACCACGAGCATATCGTTGTAGCGTTCCTAACTTTGGTGGACGACTTTTATATCTTTCTTGCGCCCACTCCTCTAAAGTCAACATTTGCATATTTTTCTCTCCACACTGTCCGTACACAGTTTAAATAGATATTAGTCAATGCTGGTGGTTATTAGCCCTTTTTCTCTTTATAAAGTTCATTAAAACGGCGTAAGAATAGGGATTTTGCTTGTCGAGGGGTTAGCGGGGTGACAGCAAAATCGCTAGCTGGAATACCTTCAAGCATTAACCAGTTACTACCTGCATCAATGTCTAAATCACGCTTTTCTGTGGCTAACATCACTAGGTCTGCAAAATGGACTTCATCAGATATATTTTCAGGTAACCCAAACTTTTTGCGGATCATTTTTTCCACACGCAATTCAATTAATTTATATTCAGGCAATAACTTTTTAAGTGGTGACGGTAGGTCTTTGACATAAGCTTCACTGGCATCATGAAGTAGGGCCTCTAAAGCAAATTCAGGTGCAACTAAATAACTTGCATATACAGAATGCTGAGCAACAGAATAGAAATTATCAATCTGTCCATTAAAGCGACACTCATTAGCTAAACCTGTCGCAATATCTTGAATGTCTATATCTTCGATCCGTACATCTAGGTAATAGAAATGTTTATTTGTTGCTGTTGCAATATAAGACATTATTCTCTCCACACAATTTACAAATGCCACCAAGTTAGTGGCATTTGTGCGATTAATTACGCTGAAAATTTACCAATGAATGTTTCGATTTTGCTTTCATTGAATTCATTGCAAAGCATATCTCGAAACTCTTGAGCGATTTGTTCTTCAAGTTTTTCAAGTTGAATGATTCGAAGAACTAAAACGGGAATATCATCACCAGTGAGTACGCTATAACGTAATTTAATGCTACGTTCTTTTAATTCGTCATAAGGAGTACAAGTAAACTGGAATGTAGCAGGCATAATGTCTTTGCTTCTTGCTTCAACATTTTCTAACACTGAGCGTTTAGCACTAAAATCAGCATTTTCATGTTCAGCAGAGCGTGTTGATTCAATCGTAATACGACGAACAGCAGAAATAGCTTGTTTGATATCTAAAACATTACCGTCAGCATCAAATGCCATTAAATAATCGTGCCAATCTTCTAACCACTCGGCTAATTGTTTTTGACGATATTTAACACCATCCATTTTTAATAATGCTGTGAATGGGGCGGTTTGTTTTAATTTCACAATAGCAGTGTTATCAGCATGACCTGCTTTACCTATTGTGCCGAGATTAAAAATAGTTTCGACACTCATTTCATCGGCATCAATAAAGCAGCTAACACCTTCATCAATTGCATTCTTGATTGAGTATTTAACAAAGTCGCTGATACTGGTTGTTTTCATTTCCCCGCGAAAACGGAAACGACCTTCTTGTAAATTTTCTAAACTACTTACTTTAAAGTCATTCGGAAGCACAATCGCTGGACAAAGAGATTTTTCTATTGCTTCGAGGCTTAATGAAGCCACGGTCATATCTTGAATTTGCGAAATAGCATTACCGTCTAATTGAGACATGAGTAGACTCCTACTTATTTAAAAGTATTAAATTAAATGGATAGGTTTAATTAAAAATAAGAAAACTAATTAATGGCTTTTAATTTACCATCGGGCTGACCTTGTAAAGAAAATAATTGACCTTGATCTTCTTGCATAATGGTCAACTTGCCGCCTTTACCCACGTACATAGGTGTTTTGGTGGTATCTTCCTCAGTCCGTTTTCCTCTAGGTGTTGGTGCAGAGAATTTAAGCTTATGAGTTATTTCAACTCGTTTTTCTTCCATTGAATTACTAAGGCGAGCAAAATCTAATTCAATAGTGACTTTGCCTTTTCCACCATTATTTAAAACGCCTAAAGCCACATCATTTAAAACAGCAGAGACTTTATTTTCAAAAACGCCAGCATCTAATTCAGAAAGAAAGTCAGGGACATTTGTCTTACGATCTTCTTGGCTCATTTCTATAACCTCATGTTATCTCTTCACACAATAAGAAAGGGCACTAGCGAGTTGATACAACCCGGATAAGACATTTCACAAGTAATATTAGTACCCTTACTTATTGTTAGAGTCATAATCAAAAAGAGTGGACCACCTGTGGTTGCATCAGCCCGATTGGGATTCGGATTTCTAGCTGGCTGCAGGTTACTTTTTTTCACGCCCACGCTCTTTGGTTATAAAACTAACTTTATAAAAATGGCTGACTGAGCAGAACATTATCACCACAACCCCTTTTAATGGTAAAAGACTCAGTCAGCCATTGTTTCTCTTCACACGTTCTCTTCACACATAAAAATCATTTATTTTGTGTTTGAATAGCACTTTTGATTCTGTACTCGTCTATTTCAGCATCTAGTTTGCAATATCTTCATCAGTGAAACTTACTGGAAGTATGATTACTGGTTCAGTTATCATTTACTTTTCCTTCACATATAAAAATTTAGCTTATTGTTATAAATGATATTAGGCTAAGCCTAATCTTTAGTCAATAGGCTATGCCTAATAAATTAAATGAAATTAGACGATGATTATTTTTTATATCAAAATCAATTGAGTAGATAATTAGGAAAGGCCTAGCTTAACAAGTTTCCATCAGACCAAATGAGTTTAAGCTGGACGCTTTGAGGATTTTTTATTGCTTTTATTGTTATTTAACCATTCAGAGGCTTGTCGTTCTAAAGTTATAATGTATGCCCTAGTATCACTATTAACCCAAGAAGGTTCTTTTGTATTATTTTGCAGCAAAAGATATTTTATTATTTCTTTTCTTTCTGCCGAAGCTGACATATAAGCATGAATAAGGCTATTAAGTTGATGTTCATCATGTGTACATCTTGATTCAGCTTTATTTACTGGGAGGTGAAACTCCTTTAAGCCCCAATGTTCAGGTCCAACAACATCAGAAAAATAACTCCATAATTCAGGTAGCTTATCTTTTGAAATGGAGCCTTTTTTTATCCAATCATAAATAGATGGTAGCTTTACATTGAAATGTCGAGCAATCTCAGTTTTTGATTTAACTGATCCTGATGATAGTTTTTTATTAATTGCCTGCTCTATCGCTCGGCCTAAATCTTTACCATTAAGCATAGCCTAATTATCTTATCTTTATATTGTGTAGGCAATTCCTATTGATTTAACATTAGGCTTAGCCTAACATTGTATTTCAATATAGGCCGGAGGTAATTGAATAATGGATCAAATAAGTGCCACAACCGCAATAAAAAAAGCATGTAATTATGTCGGTGGGCAGTCTGAAATGGCTAAACGCTTGGGTATTTCACCGCCTACAGTAAATCAATGGATCAATGGAACTCGAAAAATTCCAGCACGACGTTGCCCTGAAATAGAAAAAGTAACTTCAGGAGTGGTTCGATGTGAAGAACTAAGGCCTGATGTTGATTGGTCTTATTTACGGGGAACTCAACAATGATTTTTATACTTACTTTATTGAAATAAACAATAGCAAAACAGTTTAAAGCAGTTAACTACAAGAACTTATCAATGGTGGTAGGAAATGAATCACTCAATAAAATTAACGTCGTTTAATAAAAACCATAAGGTTATTGATATTGGGGATCATCTCTGCAGGGTTCCTAATAACAGGATAAATCCAATCGTTCTCATAAAGCTCATTGCTTTTAAGAGTATCAAAAAAGCTGTCTACGGCATGGTTATAGTTGTTGCATTGTCTTGTGGTCAAGTGAGGGCGCAAGGCTCTGAAGTCATCACGAGTGATGCGGGGCATGTCTCTTTTCCCGTCTTTACAATCGTCGAGGAATTTATCAAGAAGCAAGAACAACGGATCTGCAATGGCATTGAATTCCTTTCTTTTGTCTCTTCTGCGAGCGAGGGAATGACCAAGCCAAGTTCCCAAGAAAAAGGAAAAAATAGCCCAAAAGAAAGTAATAAGACTGAGGCTGGTTTTGAGAAACGAGACCAAGTGACCCAAGAAGATATCGAGCATGTTAAGTCATCCCTTATCGGTATGTTATTTGCGTCCTTAGTGATGATCCCACTAGGGATAATGTTTAGCGAGTGTATTAGCCCACGAATATTAGCAAAACGTAAGCGCTGGATGAAGCTTCATGAGCTAAAAGCCAAACGGTTTTACCGGAACAACCCAGGGAAGTATTACGTGATGCCACGCAAGACTTTTTGCCAATGGCTGTGGTTTTAATAAAGAGAGGTATTTATGAGTAACCAATCAATAAAACAAGTAGTGAAAGAAATGTGTGAGGCAACAGCTGGTGGGCGTGAAGCGATGGCTGGTGCGCTTGGCCTGTCTTTAACATCATTCAATAACAAGCTGTATGAAAAAAACGGCTGTCGTTCATTTGATTTAAACGAACTGTTAGCCATGCAAGATATTTCTAAAACTGTTCTGTTTGCTGAATTCATTGCTCGTGAGTCTGGAATGTTGCTGGTGGAACGTATTAAACCCGACGAGATAGATGAACCTGAGTTATTTCGTCTACACAACAAAGTTGGTTCAAAACAAGGCGAACTGGCAATTTTTTTAGAAAAAAGTTTAGAGGATGGCGTTGTTGATAGTGAAGAAGAGAAACAACTTAACGTAATGCTAGATCGCGTAATAGCAAGTGGTCGTGCATTTGTTAATGCATTTATCTCATTACATCGGAAGAAAAAATAATGATGGGCTTTAGAAAGGGTGAAGCCAACGATGTACGGTCGCTGGCTTCGGTTTGCAAATTTCAATTGTGTGAAGAGAAATTAGCATGAGTAGATTATCAAACTTAGCATGTCGCACGCAAGTGCGAGCTTCAATACGTGATGGCCGTTTTGTCTATGAAATTAAAGTACCAAATGGCTACCAAGAAACCAACTACCAATTTATGCGTTGGCTGGTAGATGATTTTAATTCAAAGAATGGGCTGAGGACGAGGCAATGAACAATGAGAACCCAAACCAACTTGATCGCTACTATAAAAATCACCGAGGTATCGTTGTTCATGTTGTTCGTTATGACAGAGAAAAACAGCGCGTTATTTTTATGCTTGATGGTTGTGACGACCCACAGTGTGAACCTGTACAGCGTTTTAAAGAGAAGTACACACGTATTAAGTAATGAGGTGGCAAGATGAGTTTATTATTACTAAAAAGTCGCCCTTTAGTCGTTATTCCTGAATTAGCGGTACGTCTTGGTTTAAATGAGGCGATGCTGTTACAGCAAATTCAATATTGGCTAACTGAAACTACTTCAGGTGTTGAATATGACGGCTCACGCTGGATTTATAACACAGTTGAAGAGTGGAAGAATCAATTTCCTTTTTTCTCTGAATCAACGATTAAACGTGCTTTTACTAATTTGAAAAAGCAGGGTGTTTTACGCATTGAGCAAATCAATAAATCGAACCATGACCGTACTAATTATTATGCGATTAACTACGATCACCATCTGCTAACTGATGGGGTCAATATGACCCAATCGAACAGTGATAATACATCTAATCGAGCAGTTCAAAATGACCTTATCGATAAGCGCAAATTGAAACCGTCAAACAGTTCAAAATGCACTGTTCTGAACGGGTCAAAATGGCCTGATCTTACAGAGAATACAACAGAGATTACTTCAGAGAGTACAACAGAAACAGATCATTCGTCGCAGAATTCTGACGAATCCAGCGACCAGCCGAAAAATGATTTTTTAACTCGTTATCCTGAAGCAGTGATTTACAGCGCTAACTTCCAAAAATGGGGCGATGAAGGTGATTTAAAAACGGCGAAATGGATGTTTGGTCGTGTTAAAAAACTAAATCCATCTGCGCTAGAGCCTACTTGGTATGACTGGGCGAACGATATTCGTTTGATGCGTCAAATCGATGGGCGTACCCATGAGCAAATTTGTGCCTTGTTCGATTGGGCCAACAAAGACTCATTCTGGTACCAAAACATTTTAAGTCCTCGTAAGTTACGTAAACACTTTGATGAACTATTCGTTCGTAGTCAAAAGCCAAAGGATGAGCTAAAGGTTCAAGTTGACACCGTTGAACGTGATAGTGCCTTTTCCCGCTTGATTGGCTCTCGGTCTAAACCTAAAAACCGCATTGAAGAAATTGCACTTGAGCTAGCAGGTAAAACAGGCATTCGTCGTATGAGTGAGTTTTCAGGTCGCCAAGCATGGAGCAGCATTTGGAAGCAAGCGATAGAAATGTTACAGGAGACTCAGTAATGCTAACTAAATACATTTTGTTCGTTGGTTTTTGGTTTGTAGTGACATTATTGGGGTTATGGGGTACTTATGCCTGAGTTGATGTTAATGGATATTGTGAAGGAGAGAATAATCTGCCCATTTAATCACGTGATGTACGGTCACGAGTAAAACGTGGAGAGAAATAGCATGATGCAAAAAATAATGGAAGTTTCAGTATTACCCATAATGAATCGTGAATTAACTATGTCGAGTCGAGAGATTGCCAGTTTAACGGGAAGTAATCATTCCGATGTTAAGCGTTCTGCCGATAGGCTTTTTGTTGCTCAAATTTTAACCCAGCCATTGGCTGAGTTCCCTTTTGAACATAACGGCAATCAATATACTGAATATCGTTTTAATAAAAGAGACTCTCTGGTGTTGGTAGCTCGATTGTCACCTCAGTTCACAGCAAAAATAGTTGATCGCTGGCAGGAATTAGAATCAAAAATGCAGCCAGTCATTCCTCAAACATTACCAGAAGCATTGCGATTAGCAGCAGACTTAGCAGAAGAAAAACAAAAATTGGAAAGTGAACTGGCGATTGCGACACCTAAGGCTCAGTTTGTTGATAATTATGTTTTATCCCATGGTTCTATGACATTTCGACAAGTGTGTAAATTACTGCAGGCGAAAGAAACCGATTTTCGTTGTTTTTTAATTGATAAGAAAATTATGTATCGCTTGAATAATACGTTTACGCCTTATCAAACTCATGTCGATCTTGGTCGCTTTGAGATAAAAACGGGAACGAACCAAAAAAATAACCACGCTTTTGCACAATCAAGGTTTACTACTAAAGGTGTGAAGTGGATTGCAGGGTTATGGGCTGAATATAAAGTTGAGGATGAGATTTAATGAAACTACTCTTAACGCCCTATATTCAGTCTGACCTTGGCGTTGTTTTATTGAAGCCTGGAGCGGAGTTGCTTAAGCAATTTAAACCACATTCGCGCGTGATTATTAGCGATGTACCAAAAAGTTTAGATAAATGGCCTTCTGGGGCATTAACAGGAAATGAACAGCCATTATTGGATAACAAGGGCATTGTTGATTTTTTGAATAATAAAAAAGTTCTCCAAGCTATGGGAGGATTGTCATCGATGAATATGTGGATAGGCAGAAATATCCATTGTTGTCAGATTAACGATAAGCATGACAGTTATCATCATCATGAATTAACAACCACATGGCATAAAGACGGTGTGATACGGACTTGTTGGTACCATGATAATCATATTCGCCATTCATCAGCTGAATGGGTTGCTGAATTGGCTCATAAAAATCGTATTGCTTGGATGGTAGATACTATTCGTAGTCGTTTGAGATTAGATGATAGCCATTCGCTGACGATACCTGATTTTTTTGCTTTTGCCGTGATGCATAAACTGGTTGATAAATTACCTGATGCTATATTGCGCCGTATCTTAAATTGGCCTGATAAAACTAAAGATCGTAGAGTGCATGGCGGTTTTCCTGAAGCTGATATTGTTCCAAATGAAGTGACAGCACTATCAGCAATGAATGCGCGTTTAGATGCTATAAAACCCGTTATTAATGTGACTGTCGATCCTGAACCTCCAGCCTCATTTCTTCTTAAACCTAAAATGTGCCGTTGGGAGAATACCCAATGGCTTCAATGGGTAAAAACACAGCCATGTTGTGTTTGCGGACAACAAGCTGATGATCCACATCATATCATCGGCCATGGTATGGGAGGCATGGGAACGAAAGCTCATGACTTATTCACTATTCCATTATGTCGTCAACATCATGATGAATTGCATCATGATCCGAAATTGTGGGAAGCCACTTATGGCAATCAAATCGAATTGTTATTTTCTTTTTTAAACCGTTCATTAGGAATGGGGGCATTGGTTTAACGTGTATACGGCACGGGGAGTATTAGTATGAGAGATATGCAGGAAGTTTTATCACGTTGGGGTGCGTGGTCAGCTAATGAGGGAAATAGTATCGATTACTCATCAATTGCCGCAGGTTTTAAAGGATTAATTCCAAGTTCAAGACGAAGCCGAGAGCAATGTTCTGATGATGATGGCTTAAAAATAAATAAAGCGGTATTACATTTAAAGGTAAATAATAGTTACTTGTTTCAGTTGGTTATTATGTACTATGTGAAGAATTATCCTTTACGCTCAATGGCTTCAAAACTTGGCATTTCTCATAATGAAGTGGCTAAGCGATTGCAGACAGCAGAAGGATTTATTGAGGGGTGTCTATCGGTTGATAACGTAAAATTAGATATGGATAAAATAATTAGAAAACACAGCATTTATAGTCTTGTGTAATTACAAAACACAATATATTGTGTTAATAATGATTTTGATGTTACATGACTTATCTATTAAAAACCTCGTGAGTATAGCGGGGTTGTGTTTTTTATAGGTCTACTTAAGCTGACTTACCGCTAAAAAATAAAGTTTGCTATCTGAATTTTTCTATGGCTTAATAGCGTCACTGGTTTGGAAGTACAGACCTATTTATGTTAGTCAGTTTAAAGTTGTTCCCGTTTAGCGTTATCCTCGATACCTCTTCATTGTGAATTCCTTCTAATTAATTCCCATAAGTAAAAATACAAAACAAACCGCCTATGCCTTATGGCAAATTAAATAAATTAAAGGAAATTCTATGTCTAATACAATGACTGGTACAGTAAAATGGTTTAACGATGATAAAGGTTTTGGTTTCATCACTCCTAAAGATGGAAGTAAAGATGTATTTGTACATTACTCTGCAATTCAGAGTGATGACTTCAAATCTCTGATGGAAGGCCAAGAAGTTTCATTTACCATGGAAAATGGTATGAAAGGCCCAGCAGCAGGCAACGTGGTGGCTCTCTAAAGGCGCTATTACTATTCGCCTCTATTTTAAATGCCCTTGTTGTAGCGGTTCACAATATAGAACATCACAATTTGATGTCACAGTGAACAATCCACACGGCGCAAAATGTATCTTTTGCAAAAGTGTGATGACAGCACAAATGAGTTAAGCATTAAATAGTTGAATATACAAAACCTCGCTTCGGCGGGGTTTTTTGCTATCTACGATCTCATATTGGTTAAAGATAAAAAATTTAGATTTTGGGGCTTTAAATTGTATAGGGAGGCATAGATAAAACATAACTAGACTTGCCTGCTTAGTTTGAACTCACAACGAAATGCATACTTTTTCCTCATAGGAAATACTGTAAGACCGAAAATAAAAGAGGTGTTTTGCTGATATTCTTACTATCAGTTATGCCCAAGATATAAAATCTCTCAGCTTATATTGCTATTAATAAATTTTTCAAGAAAATTATAAAGTTATATATTATGACAGAACCTTCATTAATCTCATATCCAATCGAGTACACTATATGTACATACAATTGAAAGGATAAGGATTTATGGCCATACTCACTCTCCGAAATGTTAAAAGCTATTCTGCTGATAAAGATGTAAATATAGATCTAAGTAAGCCTGTTACCCTTATTTATGGACAAAATGGTGCAGGAAAATCAACAATTTCAAGTTTTTTTTCAGGTTTTCAACAAGAAAAATACCAGCATTGTCATTTTGCAAGTCGTGAAAATTTTGCTTATTTTGTATTTAATCAGGAATATATAGAACAGAAGTTTCACCAAGAAATATATCAACCTGGTATTTTTACATTGAATGAGAAGAATGATGACGTTAACGGTAAAATTGAAAGTAATAAGAGAAGAATTACTGAAATAAACAACTTACTAAACACTTTGGATACAGAGATAAAAAATAAAAATGATGCAAAGTCTACTGTTATCGAAAAGTACTCTAAAGTTATTTTTAAAAAAACTATCAATGATCGGCAATCGTTAGATTATTTTCTAGATAGAGCTAAACGAGTAAATAATTTTTATCAAAAAATGAGGGAAACTTCATTAGGAATTCAAAAATATGAGCTGGTACAACTTACAGAGAGACTGGAGTTGTTACTTAATAGTGAAGGAACTCAATATACAGAGATTATTGAACCAGAGGTTTATGGCCTATCTGACGAAATGCTGACTCTACTTCAAAGTTCGTTGACAGCATCGTCCGATACACCATTTTCAGCCATTATTCAGCAGTTAGGTAACGCTGATTGGGTTCATAGTGGAACAGGTTATATTAAAGATAATATTTGTCCATTTTGTCAACAAAAATTTGATTCTCAGCATCTTCTTCATGAATTGACACTCATGTTTGATAAATCTTATGAAGATGCTCTGGCAACGCTTACCCACAGTCAGACAGTCATTTCCCATGAATTAGACTTATTGGAGTCATTCCATGAGCATTTACGACAACACCCTGTAGTTAGTGATGATCACCAAGTTTTTAGTATTATTAAATCTCTGCAACAAACTTTACGTAATAATCTACAATCACTCAGACAAAAGCTACTACAGCCTTCGCAATCCATACAACCTGACGTTATTACAGATATACGTCAGCATTTGAACCAGATACTGGTAACTTTAAATAGTAACATTAGAGACAATAATCAGCTGGCAGCCAATTTTAGTCAGGAGCGAGCTCGCTTGGCGGCAGATTCCTTTGCATATCTTAGAGAAGTGAGTGATCCTTATTTGCGTCAATGTGATCAGGAATTAGCAGAAATACAACAACAATTGCAAGCTGAGATAAATCAAGTTGATTTATTGAGAGATGAAGAGCGAGCACTTTCGGTCGAAACTACTCATCTTATAGGGCAATTATCAGTTATACAGCCTACAATTGATAACATTAATTATAATCTGACACAATTAGGGATCAATGATTTCAATATTATTTGTCATGATGAGAGCTTGAAACTATATCGCTTACATAGACAAAACCAGCCAGATGATTCTGAGGTCTTTAAATCTTTGAGTGAAGGCGAAAAAACAATCATATCTCTTCTCTATTTCCTAGAATCATGCATTGGTCACGTACCTGATAGCCAGACAATACAACCTAAACTGATTGTTATTGACGATCCTATTTCCAGCCTGTCACATAACTATATTTATGAAGTTGCTTCGATGATAAAACATAAATTAATTTTACCGAAGATTGCGCAACACATTGTTATATTGACGCATAATATATTTTTCTTTCAAGAGATTCTACTTTCAGTTTATAAACGACTGGCTCCCGAACGTACAACACCAAAGGGGTGTGCACTTTATCGCATCATTAAAGGAGAATATAGTGATTGTATCCCATTATCGATGCACGACATGCTGAATGAGTATCAGGCTTTATGGCAAACCATACGGGATGTCCGCGATGGAAGAAGTTTACCGGTAGTATTACCTAATACAATGCGAAATATTCTTGAGTACTATTTCAGTTTTTCTTGCAAACAGGAAAAACTGGATAAAGCGCTAAATAAGCTAGCAGTTGAATATTCAGCAGGGGAATATGACTCATTTTATCGAGCAATTAACCGTCATTCCCATTCTGATGGCAGAAATATCATGGCTACAGGAGTGATTAATGTAGAAATGTATTTCCGTTTATTTCAGAAAATTTTTGAAGAAACGAAGGATTCTGATCATTACAACACGATGATGGGGATTACTGTTGAGCAAACAGAAGGTTGATGAAATTATCACCTGCGGGCACCACACACTCAACGGATCGGGAGCGAGCGCATATGCTTACGCACATGTTCTACGCGCCCGAAACGAAAACGAGTGTACCACGAACTGGTACGATTTTCGGTCTCATAGGGCTATCCTTTTACAAACCGACTACTGCCGGAAGTCCCTGTACCCATTACAGGCATGCAATGATATAGAGAGGATTACCCGAGGTGATAACCCCTTAATAATACACAGTTCCATAAAATAAACCACCTTTCTTTGAATAATGTAGTCATTCTATGTCTTCGTAGTGTTATACATAGTTGTAATTGTAGTTGTCCTCAGAATGAAGGGTTGAAGTCAGTAGAATGGCCTAAAGTTATTCATCAAAAGATAGTATGCTCAGGTTGTCCTTGTTGAACTAAATACAGTTTTAAATAGTTTTATCTTAATTCATTAATTTAATTGATATAAAAGATATATAATACAAACAATAAAAAAATGCCGATACGCTAGGAGTCATATCGGCATATAAAATAAACGCAAGAAGCAATGTAAGTCATGTCGTACTAATCCGTATCAAACCTGTCAATTTGATATACCTGTAATGATAATTATTATCATTAATATATTCAACCCTAAATTAAATAAGGTTACTTTGTAGCCTTTTCATTTACACCGACCACAGAATCAACATCCACTTATATCATTCACACAAGAGCTGTGAGTCGGCATCTTATTGATTAAATTTTTCGTTAATTTAGTTGAGTTTTACTTTAAGAGAGTTAGGTATGGAGTATTTACTTTGAAGAAGGAAATGAAAATCTCAATGTGTAATGATAAGTCTCTTAAATAATAGACCCCAATTATTTTTGGGGTCATATATTGAGATTATTGAATTAATATCCCTGATATTGATTTATTACGAATTAATTTTCAGGTGCAATAGCATCCAATACTCGAGCAGAATAAACCATCGCAGCACCAGTATTTAATGCAACAGCAACACCGAGTGCTTCTGCAATTTCTTCATGACTAGCACCCAACTTTAAAGCGGTGTCAGCATGTACGGCGATACAACCATCACAGCGTGTTGTGACTGCAACTGCTAATGCGATTAATTCTCTTGTTTTTGCATCTAAATGATTAGTTTTTTTACCTGCATTGGAAAGTGCTTGGTAGCCAGTAACCGTATCAGGTGTTAATTTTCCTAACTCACCAATACGTCCCATTAATTGTTTTCGATATTCATTCCAATTAAGCATGATATTAACCTTATTGAGTTAACTGAATTATTGGTTGACATTATGGGATGAAAAAAAAGATGATGACATCATCAAACGAATCAATTTTTAGTGAATTAGTCTCATGGATACGTTGAGCCAACTCTTATACCTTTCTCAAGGGCAATTGCAATTAGATGTGTTTTGTCAAATGAAAGGACATTTTTCCTTACCGCATGTTTCATCTGTTGAACATGAAACTATTTTTCACTTAGTTCTATCAGGGCAGTGTTATGTTCAGATTGAAAAATCAGCCCCTATAGTTTTATCCGAAGGCACTTTTTTAATGTTAAACAGAAGGCAATCACATACCCTTTGGAGTGGAGAACGAGATATAGAACCTCCCCCTTTTTTGCATAAAAATAATGGCTTCTTACCTGTTAAGTACACAAAATCTGAAGATCAGACTCAACATGTTGATTTGCTTTGCGGGCGAATGGCTTATGCTAAAGGAAGCGGGTTACTATTATTAAATGGGTTTCCTGATATGGTAGTGGCAAATTTGGTGGAAATGCCAGGGCTAACAGTATTGAATTTATTTAGCCAGTTGCTTCGAGAGGAAGCCATTAATGCAAATCAAGGGGCGGCTGCGATACTAAATGGGCTTGCTCAGACTTTATTCGCTTTTGCATTACGTGTTTATGGGCAAAAACCAGATATAAACTCAAGTTGGTTAGCATTATTAGCTGAACCTCGGTTAAGTCGTGTATTTAATTCTATGTTAAATGAACCACAAAAAGGGTGGACACTTGATTCTTTAGCTAATGTCGCTTCAATGTCACGAGCGACTTTTGTGCGTCAATTTAAAGCAACGGCGAATACGACACCTGGCGAAGTTCTACAATCCATTCGTATGCTAAAAGCACTTTCATTATTACAACAAAATAAATATACATTATCAGATATCGCAGAAAGAGTCGGATACCAATCTGAAGCTGCATTTAGTAAAGCATTTAAAAGTGTATTTAATTGCAGACCAGGGCAGTGGAAGAAGCAACAGAGTAAAGTGTAAAAATTTGCACAGAGTAAAGAAGAATTATTACTTTCTTTTGAAGTCACTTCGGTGACTTTTTTGTTATCTAAAGTAAAAACGAAATTATATTTGCGCTTAAATTAATCGCTGAGTAAGGGAATTGAGAAGCAGAAGAAGTTCACTATTACTTAAGTGACGGGAATGCTGTTCGAGTTATCATTCCCGATTTGAGTAAAAAAAAGCCGACGCGCTAGGAGTCATGTCGGCATAAATCTTCGGGAAAAGTGTTAATAACGAGAGCGATCATTAACTATAAAGCAATGTATCAATATCGGAGAAAAAAAAGGCACATTTACGAATAATAATCATTATCATTTAATTGTCAATTATATGAGGTCACTACAGTGACCTTTTTCTTGTCTAAATATGATATATATCAATAAAAGGTGTGTGTTATGTCAAAAGAGATAAGCGAATTACAGTTTAGTCTTCACTATGCCTCAGAAACAGACAGTGAAAAGAATACCTCCGCCATTTTAACGGCGAATATCCATACGACTGATGGTGAAACTCAACAACTGACACAATTAATTTGCACGACATCTTCCGCAGGTAAAAAGCAATATCGAATCGGCTTGCAAAAAATTAGTGATGCTGGTGCTCCATTGCTGGTGGCGATTGAATCTTATTGGCGTAAAAACACACAAGAGAGTTGTATTTATTTTTTAGAGAAAGCAAAACAGTTTATTCAAGGACACTTACAACAAACGAATACATGGATATCCATGTACGGCCTTGTGATTGTTTCTAATGCGTCACTGGAAGAACAGTTGCCTGAAGATTTATTAAAAGCACTTAAAGTATCAATACCCGCCTAATTTTTTAACTTTCTCACACTAATCATTAACGGACACTCCTCAGGGGGTGACTATGCGTATGGAAAAATTAACCAATGTAACTTATGGAACAGCAGGCCTAACGGCCTTTTTTGCCAGTCTCTCTTTATATGAATGGGTATTTGTTATCGGGATGGCGTTCAGCATGCTTCTGGGTTTAGCCACTTATTTTATGACTCGTCGAGAACAACGAAAACGCACTCAATTATTTGAAGAGCTTGTTCGTCATGTTGACCCACAAAACCCGACCGAAACCTTAAAAAAGCTTGCTGAATTAATGGTGAAAGCGCCAAAGGATATTTAATGTCTCTCAAACAGAAAATAGCGGCGCTAACAACAGCAGGAGCAACAGCCATCGCGTTAGTAGTAATAGCCCATTTTGAAGGTGTACGTTATGAACCTTATCGTGATGTGGCAGGTGTTCTAACTGTTTGTTATGGACATACAGGCAAAGACATTATTCAAGGCAAGAGATACACACAACAAGAATGTGATGCGTTATTACAAATCGATTTTATTAAGACACAACAGCAAGTCGATGCATTAATCAAAGTATCACTCGATGACTACACCAAAGCTGCTTTATATTCCTTTGCTTTTAATGTGGGTACAACCGCATTTGCTCGCTCAACATTACTCAAGAAGCTAAACGCTGGTGATAGAGCGGGTGCCTGTGAAGAAATGAAACGTTGGATATATGCAGGCGGAAAGGTCTGGCGAGGGCTTGTCAGTCGTCGAGAAGCGGAGTCAGCACTATGTCATGGAAACCTTTAATCATCATTATCAGCTTTATCCTTGCATTACTCATTACAGTCGCTGGTGGCATTTATCTCTTGATTGATAACTCATGTACTAAAGACCAAGTGAGTTTAGAAAAGCGCTGTCAGATAGCTCTCTCACATCATCGGTACTAATCATGAAATACGGGAAACTCTATGCCGTTATTACGATGGTAGGCATCATTGTGGGAGGCTATTGGGTGGTTAATTGGCAAGCTAATAGGATTAATTCATTGACAGATATCAACAAAAAACTGGCCGTAGCTCTTGAAGAACAGAAGTCTATTAATACTGATTATCAAGCACGCATAATGCGGTTAAACCAACTGGATATTCAATATACGCAGGAGTTAGCGAATGCCAAGAATGAAATTAGTCGCTTGCGTGATATTAGCGAGCGTCATCCTGAGCGGGTGTATATCAAAGCCGAGTGCCCAAAAAGCAAAACCACTTCCGCCACCAGCTTGGCTTATGCAACCACCGCCCGACCTACTGACACCGCTATCCGAAATTATTGGTTACTCAGAGAACGAATTGCAGAGTCAGAGCAAATGATTAAAGGGTTGCAGGATTATATCAAACAAGAATGCATGGAATAAAAAAGCCCAGCATGGGAGGCTGGACAATACTAACAATATATTGTTTCATATGGGTATAGTTAGACTTATTATTATAACTAAAGTAAATATATATGCTAGTTTATTGTGTTTAATTATTTATTTTTATTTGATTAATAGACGTAAGATAAAAAATAGCCCTATGATTTAATGTTCATAGGGCGGTTAAAATGAAGCAAAAAGTAAATATCAATCATTTCCAATTATATAATTATTATTTCTTTATGCAATAGAATATATTGTATTTCTGTTATATTAGTAGATTAAAAAATATATTTAATTGTAATATGTCATATAGTATCTATTTGATGTAAGTGTCTCTTTAGAGGTAGATAGTATTCCACTCTATCTGAACTCCCGATGGAATAAATAACGATGTGTAATCAAAAGTTAGTCGTACTTTTACTCGCTGATGGATCATGTAAACAAGTTGATATCACGGACATGTACTAATGACATGAGCATAAATACTCCAGATATCTATTTAGATAATAGTGACTGCTCGTCATTTGTACTGGGTTAGGGGGGCAGTAGATTTTGATGAAAAAAAACTGTAAGAGAGATTACAGGGCTGAAAAACATAAATATATTTATATATCTTTTTGAAACAGAAAGCGCCGCATTGTCGCTGTCTCCTATGTTAGCTATGACCTGTTTTATTCTCGACAGAGAGCACATAGTGAGAATCAAAAACAACGAATACCACCGTTTTGTTATTTTCGGTCATTATCAGCAACGTCAGCTGTAGGTAGAAGAAGGGGCGTGACGATGGAGAGACATCATCTACAAACGTCATTCATTGATTGGTGTATACAGATAGCCATCAGTTAACCACTGGTGGCTTTTTTATTGCGGAAAATTTGTAATGGAATAAAAAAAATGAAAAAACGCAATGTCTATGGTGGTCGCTGGGCAAAGGTGCGATTAGCATTTCTTAATGAACATCCACTTTGCGTCATGTGCCAAGAGCAAGGGCGCATTACTGCGGCCACAGTAGTTGACCACATTATTCCGCATCGTCTTAAAGAAGCGCTTGAATCAGGTGATAAAGAACGTATCGCAAAAGCCCAAGCCTTATTCTGGGACACAAAGAACTTCCAAAGCTTGTGCGAATTGCATCATAACTCCACCAAACAACGTATCGAAAAGAGTGGCAAAGTCATTGGCTGTAATGCGGATGGCATTCCACTCGATCCCAATTCTCATTGGCATCAATAACACCATGAAATACAGGGTGGGGGCGGGGTAAAAGTTCAAACACTTTCGCCCTGATTACCTAGCGCCCTCATTTGTGCGCACAACCGCGAAATGAAAAGTTTTTTTCTGGGAGGTTCCGATGGCAGGAAGACGCCCGAAACCGACCCACTTGAAGGTGGTCACCGGTAATCCGGGAAAACGAAAACTCAACGATAAAGAACCCCAACCTAAACGTGAAATACCAAGCCCACCCGAACATTTAACGGATTGGGGGAAAATGGCGTGGGCAAAATTAACCTTATTACTTGATGGGATGGGCGTTTTAACTGTGGCTGACACGCTGGCATTAGAACGGCTGTGTGATATCTACGCCGATATTCTTCAATTACGAGACACCATTGCCATTGAAGGTCGGACATACACCACAAAAACGCAATTAGGGGATTTTTTAATTAAAGCGAATCCTGCCGTTGCCATGTTGGCTGATGCAGATCGCCGTTTTAAAAGTTATTTAGTCGAGTTTGGTTTAACCCCCGCCGCTCGTTCGAAGGTGAAGATGGATGGTGGAGAAGAAGAGGAAGATCCGCTCAACCAATATTTCGGTTGATCCCGCAACGCAATACGCGCAAGACGTGCATCAAGGCAAAATTTTAGCGGGGCCTGATATTCGTCATGCATGTGCACGTCATCTCAAAGATTTAAACGAAGCCGAGCAACGAGGATTAGTTTGGGATGTCGAGGCTGTCAAAAGGGTGATCGACTTTTTCGCGAAAGTCTTAAAGCTCAATGGCGGGGAGCATGAAGGCAAACCGTTTATTTTATTGCCTTGGCAATGCTTTGTGATTGGCTCCATTTTTGGCTGGAAAATGACTGATGGTACACGGCGATTTCGCATGGTGTACGTTGAATCAGGTAAAGGTTCAGGAAAATCCCCGATGGCAGGTGGCGTTGGGCTGTATTGTTTAGTCGCCGACAGTGAACCGCGTGCTGAAGTGTATGCGGCAGCCACGAAAAAAGACCAAGCCATGATTTTGTTTCGTGATGCGGTGGCAATGGTTGATCAATCTCCCGCATTAAGTCAGCGGATCACCAAATCAGGCGGAACAGGCAAAGAGTGGAACTTGGCTTATTTGAAAACGAGTTCATTCTTTCGCCCGATTAGCTCAGATGATGGGCAATCAGGGCCTCGTCCCCATTGTGCGTTGATTGATGAAATTCATGAGCACAAAAATAATACCGCCGTTGAGATGATGCGAGCAGGCACAAAAGGTCGGCGACAAGCCTTGATATTTATGATCACCAATAGTGGCCATGATAAAACCAGCGTGTGTTATGACTATCATGAATACGGACGAAAAGTCGCCGAAGGCACTATCGAAGACGACAGTTTCTTTTCCTATATTTGCTCACTGGATGAGGGCGATGATCCCTTTAAGGATGAGTCTTGCTGGGGGAAAGCCAATCCGTCATTGGGCTACACCTTTTCTGATCGCTATTTACGCGAACAAGTGACACAAGCCCGAGGTATGCCCGCAAAAGAAAGTATTGTCAGACGGCTTAATTTTTGTCAGTGGGTGGATGCCGATAATCCATGGATTAACAGTGAAACATGGATGCAGTGTGAAAACACGTTCACCTTCGATGATCTTCAAGGTGAAGAGTGTTATGGCGGACTGGACTTATCGGGAACCAAAGATTTAACCGCATTAGCCTTGTATTTTCCTACTCTCAAACGTCTTTATGTCGAATTTTGGACACCCCAAAGACACCTTATTGGATAGAGCGAAAACCGACCGAGTGCCTTACGACTTATGGGTAAGGCAAGGTTTTATGCATACCACGCCAGGGAATGCGGTGAGATATGAATTTGTGGCAGAACGTATCGCCGAGATGGCAATGCGCGTCAACATGAGAGCCATTGCCTTTGACCCTTATCGCATTAAATACCTTGTACCCAAACTTGATGAGGTGGGGGGGATGGTTCCCTTAATCCAACATGGCCAAGGGTTTTACAAAGCCAAAGACTCAGGGCTATGGATGCCGCACTCTATCGAACTGTTTGAACAACTCATTGATGACAAGAAGATTGAGATCCACGCTAATCCTTGTTTGAGATGGAATGCCGCATCCGCTGTGCTTGAGGCTGACCAAAAAGATAACCGTGTCTTTGCTAAGAAAAAAAGCACCGGTCGAATTGATGGTGTGGTGGCATCAGCGATGGCGATTGGGGCTTCTGAAGGGGAATTCGAGGATGAAGGGGATATTGATGGTTTCTTTGATAACCCAATTATTGTGGGGATCTAAATGCGTAACGTGAAAAAAAAGAGCCGAATAAAATCGGCGATCCTCAATTGGATGGGGATACCCATTAGTTTAACTGATGGCGCCTTTTGGGAAGAATGGATTGGAAAGAGTAGCAGTGGCAAGGTGGTCACCGCAGATAATGCATTACAGCTGTCTGCGGTATGGTCTTGCGTTCGGTTACTCAGTGAATCTATTTCGACATTGCCATTGAAAATCTATCAAACGAAGGCGGATGGCTCGCGCGAACTGGCGAAACATCATCCCGCTTACACCGTATTATGCCGAAAACCCAATGCAGAAATGACGCCTTCTCGCTTTATGTTGATGGTTGTTGCCAGCTTATGTTTAAGAGGAAATGCGTTTATTGAAAAATGTTATATCGGGAAAAAGTTGGTTTCTCTTCAACCGTTATTACCTCAAAACATGACGGTGAAACGATTGGAAAATGGGCAGTTAGCATATACCTATACCACGCCTAAATCGAATAAACGGGTTATTCCCGTTAAAAATATGATGCATATTCGAGGGTTTGGTATGGACGGTGTGTGCGGAATGATCCCGATCCAGATTGGGCGTGATGTGATTGGTACCGCGTTATCGACGGATGAAGCAGCCGGAAAAGTGTTTGAAAATGGGTTACAAACCAGTGGATTATTAACGTCAAAGAATGCCTTGAAAGCCGATCAACGAGAACGCCTAAGAAAGCATTTAATGACGTTTACCGGCTCAAAAAATGCCGGAAAGGTGATGATCCTTGAAGCGGATTTGTCTTATCAAAATGTCACCATGAACCCTGAAACTGCGCAATTATTACAAAGTCGCGGATTTAGCATTGAGGAAATTTGCCGTTGGTTCCGCGTTCCACCTTTTATGGTGGGGCATGCCGATAAGCAAAGTAGTTGGGCATCCAGTGTGGAAGGGATGAATATGCAGTTTTTGACTAATACACTACGTCCCTTATTGGTCAATATCGAGCAAGAAATTAATCGTTGTTTACTCGACAGTGATGATGATTATTATGCGGAATTTTCTGTTGAGGGCTTATTACGTGCAGACAGTGCAGGACGTTCAGCTTATTACACAACAGCGTTACAAAATGGCTGGATGAGCCGAAATGATGTTCGACGGTTAGAGAATTTACCGCCTATTGAAGGGGGCGATATTTATACGGTTCAGCTTAATTTAACGCCACTGGATCAGCTCGGAAAAGACATCACGAACAATGAAGCTGAAAAGCTCAAAGCACAGATCACTAACTGGTTATTTCCTGAAGGTGAGCCTGTAACCCCATCTCAATCCAATCCACCTCGTCCCGAGGAGTAATCGTTATGAAAAAAAATCAGTTGCCAGTCGCGCTGGAGGATCGCCCCTGCGCATCGATTCGCTATGAGCTGAAACCCAAAGCACTGGATAAATGGAATAGCCGTATTCGGGCATCCAGTGCGGATAACTCGATTTCGATATTGGACGTAGTTGGAGAAGATTATTGGGGTGAAGGTGTCACCGCTAAACGGATTTCCGCCGCGCTTCGTGCCATTGGTGAGCAAGATATTGTCGTTAACCTCAATAGTCCGGGTGGCGATATGTTTGAAGGGTTGGCGATTTATAACTTGCTTCGTGCTCACAGTGGCAAGGTAACGGTCAATATTTTGGGCATTGCCGCTTCCGTTGCGTCCATTATTGCGATGGCAGGGGATGAAATAAAAATGGGGCGCGGTGCCTTTTTAATGATCCATAACTGTTGGGCAATGGGGGTAGGAAATCGTCACGACTTTGCAAAACTTGCTCATGATCTCGCCCCTTTTGATGCCTCGATGACCGATATCTATGTTGCACGTAGTGGGCAATCGAGTGACGTGGTGAGTCAGATGATGGACAACGAAACATATATCAGTGCGAGTGAAGCGATAGAAAAGGGATTTGCGGACAGCCTACTTTCTGCCGATGTGATTGACGAAGGTGATGAAAGTCCCCAAGCCGCGATCCGAAAACTGGATGCGCTACTTGCCAAAACCAACACACCTCGTGCTGAACGACGAAAACTAATTAGTGCATTAACCCGAAGTACGCCGAGCGCTACTTCCCAATCTAATGGTATGCCAAGCGCTACCTGCGATATTAATCCTGAAATCCTGTCAAAATTGGAGGAGGCGGTGACCGCCTTTGCCTGCGTTAAGTAATTGGAGTGACTATGTCAGAGACAAATGAATTATTAAAAAACCTATCGGCAAAAATTGAAGAAGCCAATCAGCATTTTAATGCCAAAGCTGAAGAAGCGTTAAAAGAAGCGCAGAAAGTGGGTGGATTAAGTGAAGAAACGAAACATGCCGTAGACAAAATGGCAACCGAGCTAAATGCGCTACGCGAATCTGAAAAAACACTGAAAGCCGCATTAGGGGATTTAGAACAACATGTTGCGCAAATGCCACTCAATAATGCGGTGCAGGTTGTAAAAAGTGTTGGTCAACAAGTGATCTCGGCTGAAGTATTAAAAGAGATCAATTCCAGCATTCAAGGGGGCAAACGTGTTTCAATTCCTGTTCAAGCAGCATTAACATCTACGGGCGTTGCCGAAGGCGTGGTGGAGCCACAACGTTTGTCGGGTATCGATGTTGTACCGAAACAACGACTTTTTATTCGTGACTTAATTGCGTCAGGTAAAACGCAATCTCCCGCCATTTTCTGGGTTCAGCAAACGGGGTTTACCAACAAGGCGGCGGTTGCGCCTGAAAATACCACTAAGCCGTATAGCGACATTGCCTTTGCGACCAAAATCACGCCAGTGACGACGATTGCTCATATGTTTAAAGCGTCTAAACAAATCTTAGATGATTTTTCTCAGTTGCAGTCGTTGATTGATGCAGAAATGCGTTATGGATTGAAGTTTGTTGAAGAGCAAGAAATTTTATTTGGTGATGGCTCTGGGGCTCATTTGCACGGCATTATCCCACAAGCCACTCAATATAAAGCCTCCTTTACGGTTGAAAAACAAAACGGTATCGATGATTTACGGCTTGCCATGCTTCAAGCTCAATTGGCGCGTTTCCCTGCTTCTGGTCACGTTTTACACTTTATTGACTGGGCGAAAATTGAACTAACCAAAGACGCTTTGGGGCGCTATATTTTGGCTAATCCTTCCGCATTAACAGGGCCGACTTTATGGGGATTACCAGTTGTGGCAACAGAAACCCCCGCGTTTAAAGGGAAATTCTTAACAGGGGCATTTAATGCGGGTGCACAGCTCTTTGATCGCGAAGAAACGAATGTGGTGATTTCAACGGAAAACGCCGATGATTTTGAGAAAAACATGATCTCTATTCGTTGTGAAGAGCGTCTTGCTTTGGCAATCAAACGTCCGGAAGCCTTTGTTTACGGTGATTTTACGGTAGCAACGTCAAGTGATTAATGTAACTAAGGCGGTCTTTATGACCGCTTTTTCTTTGGAGGTGATATGAAATTAGTCATCTTACGAGCCATTTATTTTGAGGGACGAGTGGTGCTTGAAGGCGAGCAGATTGATACCTTAGAGCAACATGGACGGGAGTTAATCCAAAAAGGCTATGCCAAAGAACAGGAAGAAACACATCTTGTTACTGAACCCGAACCTGAACCGAAAAGAAATATTAAGGCGAAAAAGGAGAAATAATGCTTTCTCTCGAATTGGTGAAGCAGCATTGCAATATCGATCCTGATTTTACGGATGACGATAATTTATTGACGCTGTATATCGGTTCCGCCGTGAAATATGTTGAAAATTACACGCGTCGAACATTACATAAAACTCAGGAGATGGATAAAGCACAAGAAGATCCTGAAGCCTTGTTCTTAACGGATGATGTGATTGCGGCAATGCTCTTATTAATTGCGCAATGGTATGAAAATCGTGAGGGGGTAATTTCGGGGCAAGCTTTTTCTACACAACCTTTTGCGGTCACCGCACTACTTCAACCTTACCGGATTTATGGGTTGTAGGAGGTTTTATGCGTGCAGGACGATTACGCCACACCATTAATATTCAAAAATCAGTATTAGCGCCCGATGCCATCAGTGGTAGTGATGTGATTTGGACGGATCATGCGACAAAAGTACGTGCAGCGATCATGCCTTATCAAGGACGGGAATATTTTCAAGTCCAGCAAGTACAAAGTGAGGCCACAACGCGAATTCTTATTCGCTATATCGCTGATATTGATACTTCGATGCGTATTGTATGGGGTAAGCGAATATTTAATATTATTTCGATTATTGACCCTTATGAGCGCCATCGTGAGCTTCAATTGATGTGCAAAGAGGGCGTGAATGATGGGTGAAATTAAAATCAGTGGATTGTCTGAACTTGCTCAACGAATGCAAGACATTGCCCGTAAAACCAGAAATCAAAGTGCGCGTAAGGCAATGAATGCAGGGGCTTTGGCGTTAAAGCAGGAAATCAAACATCGAGTGCCTATCCTTAAGGAAACGGTACCGCATCGACGTAAAGGCACCATCAAGCGCAATATTCGTTCTAAAACGAAAGTGCAGCGCAATGGACAAGTCAAAACGCGTATTTGGGTGAAATCATTATCGGGTAAAAAAGTGTCTGCCTTTAAACAGGCAACGGGAAAAAGTGCGGCATTGAACCCAAATGATCCGTTTTATTGGTGGTTTGTCGAGTTTGGTACCGCCAAGATGCCCGCACAACCGTTTATGCGCCTCAGCTTTGAGGCGAAAAAGGAAGCGACGGCTAAAGTGATTGTTCAAACACTCAAAGAGGATATTGAAAAAACAAGGTAGAGATCATGATACAGCAATTAAAAGAGACCCTTTCACCGCTTGTCGATGGAAGGGTTTTTTTTCAGGTATTACCCGAAGGCAAAGGGCATTATCCCGCCATTGTGATCCAATTTGCCAGTATCACACCTAACAGTGCGCTGGAGGATGCGGATTTAGATAACTATCGCGTGCAACTTGATGTGTATGCGCCGCAGCCACAACCCCTTATGGTCTTGCGTAAAAAAATTGAGGCTCAGATTGTTGAAGCGATCCCATTTGCACAACGGGTGAATGCTGTCTTTGGGTATGAAGCGGATGTCAAATTGCATCGGCTTGTTCTTGAATTAATGATTTCATCAGATAAATAAGGAATGGATATGGCAAAGTCAAAAAACCATAAAGCGACGCCTTTCCTCGGCACGAAGATCTTTGTGCAAACCGGCTTAGGAGAGGCGATGACCGTGACGGAAGCGACGTTATCACCGGCAACTATTACCATCGCCAATAATAAGCTGAAAGCCGATGACATGATTATGTTATCGGGACTCGGGGAGTTAGATGGACGTTTTCCTGTTGCACAGGTTGATGGCAACAAAGTGACCCTGTGCGACGAAGTGGATTGGAGTGATAAAACGCTACCCACTGATTTTTCAAGTGCTAAGGCACAACGTATTCAATGGTCTAATAACTTTTGTGCGGTAAAAAGTTTCAGCAAAGACGGTTCGACAACCGAACAAATCGATGTCACCACCATTTGCAGTGATGGCAAGGAATATGAATCCGGCGATACGGAATACGGCTCAATTAAATTGACCTTTTTCTTACGTTATAGCTCCAGTGAGGTGCAGCGACTCTTGCGTAAATATGAAAACAGCAAAGAAAAATTTGCGGTGAAAATGGTCTTAACACGAGATGAGGGCTCCATGTTTTATTACGGCTCCGTCGAAACGGGCATGAATATTGATGGCAGTGTAGGACAAATGATGGATTCGGGGATCTCGATTAAATTGTCTGGCCGTGATTATTTGAATGCGAAGAAATAACCCCTAATTCACCTCTTTCATTATTTCTCTTCTCCCTTCTCGATAAAAAATCTTAGGAGTGATTATGTCTAACGCTTTATTGCGTGAATTAGTGTTAAACCAAGCACTGAAAGTGACGCCTTTTACCTATTTAGACAACACCTTTTATGTCAAAGAGTTGGATGTTGGCACCATGAATTACATTCAGCGCAAACTTCGTCAAATTAAAATCAAGCTCGCCGAAGAGCAGGACATTTATTTAGACGAAGACGATCCCGAACAATTTAATGAAGCGATAAATCGTGTCTACGATGAATATGATGTCGCCAGAATGTTGGCCTTTAAGTTGTGTGATGAAAAAGGGGAACTGCTTTTTGATGCTGAAAATGAAGAAGACTTAAAAGGTCTTAATCGTCTAGGGCAAGGGTTCTCTAATGCGGTGTTTACGGCCGAAGCGGGGAATAGCGAAAAAAACTTGGAGAACGGCGACAATTTCAATTGATATTGTCGCTGGCATTGGGAAAAACCCTCGCGGAAATCGAGCAAATGCCCGAAAGCCACTTGTGTGAATATGAAGCTTTTTATCGCAAACAACCCTTTGGTTTATGGCGAGAGGATTATCGGATGGCACAAGTGGCGCATCTTCTTGCGATGATAAATCGTGATCCGAAAACGTCTCCGCCTGAATTGATGGATTTTATGCCGATGTGGAAGAAGAAAATCACGGAAGAAGAGGTGTGGGATAACGTCACTGAGAGTGTATTAGCTAATCGATAGCCCCACATCCGTGGGGCTTAATCGTTAACCACCGCGAGACATTTTCTCAATTTTTTTATCCGTATTGTATTGAGAAAGGGCATAAACCGACCAGATAGCCGCTGGGATCCAGCCAATTAAGGTGATTTGTAGGATAAGGCAGAAGATGCCAGCAAATGGGCGACCAATCGTGAAAAATTGTAACCAAGGTAGTAATAACGCCAGAATAAGTCTCATAAAACCCCCTCTATTATTCGAAATTTCAGTTTATCAATAATTAAATCAATAGCAAATAACAAGGAATATTGCATTTATTCAGGGTGAAAGTTTGCTTTTGTAGTGTTCATACCAAGGATTGAATTTATGGCGGGAGCATTAGGTAGATTAAATATTGATTTGACGCTGAATACGGCAAATTTCACAAATGCGATCAACCGTAGCCAGCGCCAAACAGAACAATTCGGGCAAAGTATTTGCGTCAGTCTTCAAGCTATCACCGTACAACAAGAGCGAATGGTATCGCAAACCGCAAAATCCTCGGCGCTCTTTACTCGTTTTGCGAGCGTCGCAGCAAGTGCATTATCTGTACGGCAAGTGATTAATTATGCTGATAGTTGGACGGAATTACAGAATCGACTGAAATTAGTCACAGATAGCACTCAATCGCTAAACAGAGCGACCAATGATGTTTATACCATTGCCCAAAAAACCTATCAATCATTGGATGCCACAGCACAAGTTTATCAACGTTTTGCGGATAATGCCGACCGTTTAGGCTTAAGTCAGCAAAAAGTGGCCGAACTCACGGAAACTGTCTCAAAAGCCGTGGCGATTTCAGGCGCGAGTGCCACCGCAGCCCAAGCGGCATTAACTCAATTTGGTCAAGCATTAGCCTCGGGTCAGTTACGTGGCGAAGAGCTAAATTCAGTGATGGAGCAAACCCCTGCGTTAGCGAAAGCCATCGCTGACGGAATGGGTGTCAGTGTGGGTGAACTAAGGAAGAAAGCCCAAGACGGTGAAATGACGATAGAGAAAGTCATTCAAGCCTTAGAACGTGCAGCTGACAGTGTGGATAAAAAATTTGCTACCAGCGTGACAACGGTTAGCCAAGGTTTCATTAATCTTCAATCGGCGATAACAAAATTTATCGGTGAAGCGAATCAAGGTACAGGTGCGACTCAGCTTTTTACCACAGGGATGACCACTCTTACCGATAATCTATCGTTAGTCGCTAAAGTGGTTGAAGGGATCGCCGTCACGGCATTGGTAGCAAAACTTTCTCAATGGACGAAAGCCACTTATCTGAAAAATCAGACAACGTTGAATGAAGCCAAAGCCACATTACAGAGTGCAGAGGCAAACAGTGTGGCAGCAACCAGTGCCGTGAGGAAGGCATGGGCAGATAAAGAAGCCGCCACATCGGCGCTCAATAGAGCCAAAATGGAATATCAAGTTGCTAGAGGCACTAACGCGGAAAAAATCGCACTCGATAACCTTATCGCCACAAAGTCACTCGCAAGAACAGCCTCTTTAAACTATACACAGGCATTAACCGCAGAAAACGTTGCTCAACGTGCATTAACGACCGCTCGGCGTCAATCAACGGTGGCGGGGCGAGCGCTCAACAGTGTTATGGGATTAGCGGGTGGCCCTATTGGATTAGTGTTGACCGGTGTGGCGGCATTGGGCATGGGACTGTATGAATACAGCGAAAATGTCAAACAAGCCAAACTCGAATCGATTGAATTTGCCAATTCTCTTGATACATCAACAGAAGCGTTAAACAAAATGAGCAATGCCACGTTAGTGGCGAATTTAAGCAAAGTTTCATCGGGCATTAACGCGCAATTGGAGAAAATCGAGGAACTTAAACAACAGGTTATTTCCTTACAAGGTCTATCAAAATACAGCGTTGAGAGTGAAAAGGCGTTTACTGAACAAGGTGTGGGGGATTTATACCTTAAACGAGTAGCTGAAAAGCAAAAAGAGCTTGATGCTGCGATGGGGACATATGCAGAGCAAGTTAATAACTTAGAGCGTCAGCGAGCCAATATGCAAAATATGTTGGCGACACTCAAAGAAAAAGTGGGCGATCAAGCCCCTGAATATAGACGCTATGCCACCGAATTACAAAATGTTGATGCCGTTATCAATTCACTTAAGGCGAGTTTAAAGAGTTTAGGCATTGAATATGAATCACTCATTGATATCACGCTTCAGGCGACAAATAGCCAAGTGAATGCCGCCACGGCGATTGCTAAACAGATTGATGAATCGATTGAAAAATCGCAACGTTCAGTGGCAAAAGCGCAAGCCACAGGGAAGGCATTAGCGAAATTAAATGCAGAAGATGTATTGGCTTCACGCAAAATTACGCCAGATATGCAAGGCTACGATAAAGCCTTACAAGCGGAAATTGAGGCACAACTGGCACAGCAAGCCAAACAGACGTATAAGCCCAGCCATAAATCAACCATTGATTATGCCAAACAGTACACCAAAATCTTGACGGAATTAGAGGAAAAACAAGCCTCACTGATTGCGGATGGGCAAAGTATTCAGCGGTATGGCACTACCTCTTCCTTTAATGAATACACATCCGCCTTAGCCGATATCAAACAGAATAAAGATAAGTTTGATGCCATCTTAAAAATCGATCCCAACGCCATTGAGACGATCAAAGAAAAAGCGAAAGCCATTGATGACTTAGCGCGTGCCAATTCGGTCGCGCAATTTGCTTATGATCGCGGTAAAGAAATTGAGCAGATGCAATTTGAAACCACCCTGATAGGAAAATCACGCGCAGAGCAAGAAAAGCTTAATGCCCTTCGTCAGATTGATGTGCTGTATCAGCAAGCCAGTGTGGATTTAGGTGAGAAAGAGCTGGCGAACTTACAACGTAATGTTGAACTCACTAAACAGCAGATTGAGGAAGAACTGAGGAAGCGAGAGGCCATGAAAGGTGATCCGATGGTGGGATTAAAACAAGGCTTATCGGATTTCAGTGAGTCAGCCATGGATGTGATGGAGAACGTCAGAAACGTCACTACCAATGCGCTTAATAATATGTCTGATGCGTTAGCCGATTTTGCTTTAACGGGGAAAGGAAGCTTTAAAGATTTTGCCAATGCGGTGATCTCCGATATCACTCGAATGGTGATGAAAATGCTGGTTTTCAAAGCCATTGAAGCAGGCGGGCAGGCAATGGGCTTTGATATGGGATGGATGAGCAAAGGGCATGCTTATGGTGGCTATACGGGGCATGGCGGGAAATTCGAACCTAAAGGGATTGTACATGGTGGCGAGTTTGTTTTTACCAAAGAAGCGACGGCTAAATTGGGTGTCGGCAATCTCTATCGCTTAATGCATGCGGCGCAAGGTTATGCTTCGGGGGGCTTTGTGGGGGCGGTCGCAGGGCGAATACCGATTACACCGCAACCGACGTTAGCCCGTGCAAGCGGGGTGCAAATGACGGTCGTTAATCATATTACGGTGACAGGAAATGGTGACGCTGTACTTGCTCAAGCAATGAAAGAAGCCGCACAACAAGGGACAGAAGCAGGCGCACAGAAAGCTCACGCGATGATGTTACAAGACTTTCAAAGTAATGGCGCAGCACGCAGAACATTAGGAGTTTAAATGTCTATTCTTGAATGGCCAAAAGCGGTGATCCCCATACAGGAAAACTGGCAATTATTGAGTAACAGCAAAACCTTTACCTCGCCATTTAATGGAAGTAGCCAGACGGTACGCTTTCCAGGAAGTCGTTGGCGTTGTGAGCTGACATTTAATAATTTAAATGAAGAGAAATCGCGCCAGTTAGAAGCGCTAGTGGCTTCATTGGATGGCATGTCGGGACGGGTCAAAATATCAAGCTGGATAAGAAAAGGGCGTTATGGGTATGGTTCGCCTCGTATTGCAATACCGAGTCAATTGGGTAATCGGCTAGAAACAAAGGACTGGAAGCGCAATATGCGCGTATTACAGCAAGGGGATCGCTTAACTGTGGGTAATGAACTCAAAATGGTGGTGGCGGATGTGGTCAGTGATAATCAAGGACATGCCATTATTCTTATTTCGCCGATGTTAAGAACATCACCTACCGTCAATGAAATGCTCGAGGTTGAGCGTCCTTTTGGGGTTTTTCGGCTCGTTGATAATGAACAGGGTAAATTTCAGCATCGTCGCTTGGGGTATACCTATATCACGTTATCTTTTGAGGAGGTGTTGTACTAATGCAATATCATCCATTTTCTGACGCCATGGTCAACGTGATTAATGAGGGGGCTTATATCGTCTTAGCCGCCAGACTCGATTTGAAATCAGGCGTCACCTGTGCGCATACTGGTGTTGGGCAACTGATTATTGCGGGGGAAACTTATTTGGGCGTGGGCAGTTTAGGCGAAATCAGTCAGCTAAAAGAAAATAAGACAACCAGTCCTCCACAATTACAGCTTAAATTAGCCGGTTTTGATAAATCGCTGGTGGGAATGGTGATGAATGAGCAAAGTCGAGGACGCGAAGTCCGGTTGATGATGGTCGCCATCAGTGAAGAGGGAAAACCGTTGCTTGCTGAAGTCTTATTTGTCGGACAAATCACATCGATTAATGTAGTGTCTGGCGAAGAAAATGCCGTATGTGTTAATGTTTCTAATCGATTCGAACGATGGTCAATCGGTTTACCCGATAGATTTACCGATGAGTCGTGGTCATCTCGAAGACAAGGTGATCGCATCTTTCGCTATGTCGCTCAAATGGCTGAACGGGCGATTTATTGGGGCAGCAAGAAAGATGCACCTGCATTTATTTATAAGTAACAGGATTAGAAATGAGAAAATTTCACTTAATTATCATTATGATTTGTTTTCATTTAGTTAGCATTCAAGCTGCTAATGCAGAGTCAATCTTAATTAGTACAGCTAAGTTAGTTTGTGAAGATAAAGAAACTCCAGAATTAGTGAAAAAGTGCAAGTTGATGGTATACAAAATTGGTGAGTCTTCATTTAATTTAGGCAAGGCAACAGCGGCTTGTGAGTTAGCCAAAAAAAATAATAAAGATTATGATGGTGATCAAAAACGGGCATGTGAAGAAATTTTCAATATGGCTAAGGATTTTTTAACCATAACATATTGAAATCATTTTTAAATAAGAAATATAACATACCATGAAACAACAAAACTGGACACTCCAGTTACCAGAAACGATAAGGGCGGCGATGAGCCGCCCTTTTCATGGGGTGAATTTGATTGTTGTATTTTTGCCTCTGAATGTATTTACGCACAATGTGGTTTCTCTCCAATAAAGCCTTATCTCAATCACTATAAAACCAAAGCCGAAGCCTTCAACCTGCTCAAATCTAAATTTGGCTCCTTAGAGAAAGCCGTATCACGCTATTTCAAATCCATTGAGATTGAGCGCGTTCAGCGTGGCGACCTTGTACTGTTCAAAGGTGAGGACGGTGACAGTTTAGCGGTGGTCTGGGCGAGGCATTATTGGGGCGTAACCCCACAAGGCGTGAAGCCGGTGCAGATTAACCCAATCAAAGCGTGGAGAGTGGAATAATGGGTGGGAGTGGTGGATTAATTTCAAAAGTCGTGGGTGCGGGCTTAATGATTGCGGGGCTATTTACTGGAGGCGTCACCTCTGCGATGGGCATGGCGCTGATGGCAGCAGGCGTCGCGGTGCAAGTCGCAGGTTCGCTTATCTTTAAGCCTAAACTGCCTTCCATGAATTATCGAGATACCAGTGAACGCAAACAGATGTTACGTTCATCGTCTGCCCCTGAAACCGTGATCGTCGGAAAAACAGTGATATCGGGTTTGCTTTTCTTCGCCGAAGAAGAGGCGGGTGAACAAGATGAAAACGAAAAAATCACACTGGCATTAGCGTTAGCAGGGCACCCCATAGAGAAAATTGGGAAGATCTGGTTAGGGGACGATTTAATTGAGACTTTTGGTGATAAAGCCTCATGGGAATTACATAACGATAGGGAAGATGCCGCTCCCTTTATGCTTAAAAATTGCCCGTCATGGAAAGAGGATATGATTGGTCGAGGTCTAGCGTGGTTACGTGTGACACTCACGTTTGACCAAGAAAAATTCCCCTATGGATTACCCAATGTGAAATGTGAAGTTTGGGGAAAACATCTGTTTGATCCTCGCACTGGGCAAACTGTGTGGGGTAACAATGGGGTCTTAGTGATTTTGGATTATTACCGCCATTATTTAAAAGTACCTGATACGGATATTGACTTTGACAGCTTTAAACAGGCGGCCGATTTATGTGATGAAAAAGTGAGTCTGCCAGAAGGCGGATTTGAGCCGCGATATACCCTTAATGGCGCCTATGATTTAAATGAGAGTCCATCCAGTGTCTTGGAGGCGATGCACAAATGTATTAACGCGGAACCAACATTCACCGCAGGAAAACACGGTATTCAAATCGGCGCTTATTATGGGCCGGCAATAAAAACCATTACCGAATCACAATTGATTGGCACCGTCACGTGTACCCCTGAAACAGGATTAAAAGACGCGACCAATGCGGTGTATGGCACGTTTATTGATGCCGAACAGTTGTACACAAAAACGGATTTCACGCCTGTGATTGTAGACGAATGGGTGAAAGAGGATGGCTTAGAAATTCGAGAGAACATCGACTATCGTTTTGTCACCAGCCCTTATCAAGCCCAACGATTAGCTCGCCAATATCTTCGCAAAAAGAAAGCGGGAAGACGGGTTCAACTCACGATGAACTTAGACGGCTATGCTTATCGTCCGGGGGAAGTTGTGCTTTTAGCATTACCTTCTTTGGGGATTAGTGGGCTGGAATTCCGTATTGCCGAATGGTCTTTCCATGCATTAGACGGTGTGGCTTTAACGTTGGAAGAGGATGGTGCCTATTTATATGAAGATGTGATTGGTAAACCGTTTGAGCGTCCACCGTTTGTGAGTTTACCCACTGGCGGTGTTGCTTCCCCTATTAATCTTGCTTTTGTTCCACTTGCCGTCAGTGACATTGTTCAAGGTATGCTTTCTTGGCAGAATGTGGCGTCTGATGTGCGCTACAACACGGTTAATATACTTCAAAACGGTAGAGTGATTCAATCTATTCAGGTGCCGGGTGAGCGCGTTGATATTAACGGATTAGCACGAGGAACTTATCGTGTTGAAGTTAGAGCGACGAATATGGCGGGGGCAATGTCGGCACCCGCTATCAGTGATTTTGCTATCCAAGCACCGCCAGCTCCCATTAAGGTTGATGTTACTTCGGGAATGTTCAGCCTCACCGTCTCGCCAAAACAAGGTGATAGTGCTGTCTTGGGTTATACCTTTGAGTTTTGGTTTAGTGAGGAAAAACTCGCTAATCTTTCTGAAAATGAAGTGATCACCAAAACAAACAAAGTTGGCCAAGGGAATTTCTGGACGCAAGAGAATTTAAAAGCAGGACATACGTATTATTTTTATGTTCGAACAATCAACAGCTATGGCAAATCACCTTTTGTGGAGGCTTCTGGTGTTTGCTCAGCTCAAACCGATTTAATTCTTGAAGAATTAGCGGGGCAAATCAGCCGAGACCAACTCGCACAAGACTTATTGGGTGAGATAAATAGCAAAGCTGACCAATCAGCCGTTGTTGAGTTAAATACGCAAGTGAAAGCGAACCATGATGCGATTTTAGCGGAGCAAGTTGCACGAGGAGCAGTAATTAACCAAGAGCAACAAGCTCGCGCTGAAGCTGATAAAGCGGAGGCTCAACAACGCCAATTCTTAGCTACACAACTTCGTGGTGATTATACAGGCAATGATTTATCGAAAGTCACCGCAGGACTTATCTCCGCTGAGAAGCAAGCGCGAGTTACAGGTGACCAAGCAGAAGCGAAAGCCCGACAATCATTGGAAACACGGATGAATGGGAATGTTTCCGTGATTAATAAATCATTAGGAACCCTCACCTCGAAACAGCAAGCACAAACACAAGAGATTTCAACGCTCAATTCAAATCTTAAGGGGAAAGCTGATAGTAGTGCGGTTAATGCGTTAAATACGCGGGTGTCGAATATCGATGGAAAAATGACGGCTACCGCTCAGCAAGTCACTCGCCTAGAAAGCCAAGTGGGTTCAAGTTCAGCCAAAATCGAGCAGACCTCAAAAGTGGTCACTGATTTAAATGGCAAAATCTCCGCATCATGGACAATGAAAGTCCAGCAGGATAGCAAAGGGAATAAAGTCATTACCGGCATTGGCTTAGGGTTTAATGCACAAGGAAATAGCCAATTTCTGGTTAATGCCCAAAACTTTGTGGTGATATCGTCATTAAACGGCAAAGTGGTGACACCGTTTGTCGTGAAGAATGGACAGGTGGTTATTCATGAAGCCTTAATGGATAAAGCGTGGATACAGAAACTAGTGGTATTCGATTATTTTAAATCATCGGGATTTGATAAAGGGAATGGCTTTTTATTGGATGCAAAAAACAGTATTTTCCGCTTTACGGGTGGTAATGGGGCATTAAATATCACCAATAATCAATTGGTCGTCAAAGATGAGAAAAAACGCCTTGTGATGAAAATCGGTTATCTAGGGAATTGATTTATGTATGGTCTTGATATTTTTCCTGTTGAAGGCGGTAAACCTTACCGTTTAACGCGTGATACGCAAATTCTCTGTTATTTAACCTCTTATCAGATAGGACCAGAAGATTGGCCTCATTATCGACAACCGAAAAAAACACGGAGCAAAGTCATTCATGAATCCATGGAGTATGAGGCGTTCGCCATCCCGAGAGTGGCTTCTGTGTATATGGCGGTGAATGATTATGCGTATTTTCAGGGAATAACGCATATCCGAATGGAAGGGCCTGTATTACGTTATGAGTATGTTTATGACAATGTTCAGGTTCAAGACCCACAGATGGCCAAAAGAGCCAATATGGTGGTCGATATTTATGGTATCCCGTTACCGGATAGTACAAAACCAACGTATGGTGTGGAGTGGTATGGCGCCTTTCAGGGATTTCGAAGTGCGATTACACGTAATACACAAATGACTTATTGTGTGTTTCGACAAAAAATCCACCTTGAAGGCGGGCGCTATTGGTCTTTGCCAACAACATTACCGCATTTAGATAAGTGTGTTGTGTTTTATCATGCCACCAACCCTCAAGCGGAAGTGAGCTATTTAGCGCATAAAAAGCAATTATACAGTTCAGCCCAAACAGACATTTATGTGTGTGTTTTCGTTTCAGGAATGGTTTTGACCCCGAAGAGACGTTGGGGTTTATCACTGTACAGTGAAGATGGAACACTGGTCTTTAATACGGACTATTTGCCTTTTACCCGAGGAAAATCAATGGAATTGTTATTACGGGAGGGGAGTGTAGAGACTCCATATAGCTTGCCTTTAGTCTGTGCAACAAGTCAGTTTGTGAATGCGTCTTATCAGGATGACCCTATTGATTGGGCCAAGCGCAATACGGGGATACGTTTTCGGGGAAAACAGATTTTTGTGAGCGAACGAATACGTGATGCTCATCGGCAACATCATGTAGAGCAACGTATTCCCTTTTATGTCCTTAATGGTTCACATTATTTTTAATAAAATGAATACCTGTCTATATTTATGTGGGATACATGTCGCTTTTCTTTATTGGCATAATGCTTTCTGCTGATAATGATTGTTTTGCTTTAATCATTTCTTTTTCATTTGAAAATTTATAATTAGGCAATAGTTCTTTAGGTTTGACACCTAAAATAAACGCGATAGAGAATAAATGTTCTACTGTTATTTTGGTATGTCCATTCTCTATACGTGAATAGTGCTGTTGACTTATTTCCAATGAATGGGCTATTTCCCTCCCTGTCATCCCTAATTCTTTTCTTTTTTGCTTTATTCTATAAGCAATAATGGAATTAATTGTACTCATGAACTTCATTCTCCAACAATAAACAGATTTTTAAGTTTAACAGAGTAAAAAGCATTTGTTATAAAAGCATTTTACTCTACTTATAAAACTCAATTAATTTTTATTGATATGAAAAAGTAATCGTTGCTACTGCTTTTACACTTCCTGGCGTAATAGTATTTTCTGTTTTTATATAATTAGCTTTTAATTTTATACGTGGATTTATCTCTCCTCTATAATTTGAAAAATGCCATTGATTTTGATTTCCTTTGTTAGGAGTGTCTGAACCATAACTAATCGCAGTTACTTCATTATTTTTATATAATCTTAGCCCAACGCCTTTTGCCGTAGAATCCGTTGCTAATGTTAATATATCAGAACGATTCCCATGTTGGGTCGCATCATTTAATGTAGCATAAACATCAATACCGTCTTGGCATTGAAGTTGTATATTAACTTCCCCTCCTTGCACTTCTTTATACAAAGACGTGAACTGGGATTGATAGACAGTATTTAATGGAACAACATAATTCTTTTGATTCATCGAGCATGTTTGGCTTTGCACTTGGATGCGCCCTCCATTTAACATAACAGGAGCTGTTAATCTTTTATTATTCAAACTTGCCCGATTAGATTCCAATAAAATATGGCCCAGTTGTTTGGTTGGTATCGTTACATACCCATTAGGTAATCGTCCTGTTGCGACAAAAGCAACATATAAACGAGCACCAAAACTTCCAGTTGCACCATTATAAGCATTTGGATTTGTATTGGCGGCAACAGGATCAATATATATACTTGAGCTGTTTATGGGAACCAAAGGCGTTGCAGGCCAATAGCCTGCCATACCAATAATAATACCTAGCCCCGGGACTCCAATATCAAATATATCGAAATCGGAAGATTGAGTGTTTTTCCCTTGGCGAAAGCTATATGTAATCTTGCCTATTTTAGGTAATGTGGGAGTAAATTTTCCACGCATTAACGCTATTAAACTACCACCGTTAAATATATATTGATTGCTTGTTCCGCTGAGTTCCCCTATCACCCGAGGGTAAGTATGGGCATCGGCAGGGCCTATAACAACAACAGGGTGGGTAGATGTGTTGATTGTTATTGGAGACGGTACGTAGTCATCTGCACCAGCAACAGCCAGACTAGGGAATAGATTTAAAAGAAATAATATAACAAATATTCTTTTCATGTTTTGTTCCTAATTAGAGTGCGGTATACACTGAACAGGAATGATTTGAGGCCGCATGTCAGTTTCATTGTGTGTCGCATGATATGTAAATGAGCATTTATCGTCATGATTTGGTCCCCATATCACATCAAGTTGACCTTGTTTGGGAAGACCTCGGGTAAATAAGCGCCCAGCTTGAGCAACATATCCGACTAACTGTTCATGATCATCCAAAACCTCGGAAGCCATTGGAGGAGTACTGCCATCTGGCATACGAATATCAAACAGCAGGCTTCTCCCTGTTTGAGTATTAAATGTCACTAACGTGGCACTATTAGCACGAGGAATAATTTCTTGTTCTGTTGCTGATAATTCAACATTTAAATCTAAATTAGCGGGGTCGATACTAATTTGATTTTTTTCATAGGGTGTGACATAAGGCACAATACCATTACCCCAAAAATCTAATCGGCTACCTGGTGCATTATTAATAACCGCACCTTGTGCTCCTTTTGCATGGATAATGGTAAAAGTATCACTTAAATCATTACTCAATGTCACTCCATAAGGGTGTGCAACAACCGCCCCCGACGCCCCCAATGACATTTGACGATTATGTTGAGTATCTTGCCCGACGGTTGCGGTTACATTTACATAAGGTGAACGATAGCCTCCATTCATCGCATAGCCGGAAGGTCCACTTTCCTGACTATTACCTGAAATACCATAAGAGAATTGATTATCTTCCCCAGCGATACCGCTGATGGATGTTTGAATGCTGTTTTTCTCGCCTTTATTATAATTTAAGACAGTAGAAAAAATGGGGCTTTGAACACGCTCTCCCAAAGGAAGCGTAAAGTTCACATAAAATCTGTCATCTCGGCGTTGTTGCTCATTATCTCGTGATTGAGAAAAGCCAATCTGATAACCAAGTTTTTTCCAAAAATGGCTATATCCCATCTGATACTCATTACGACTTCCTTTATGCTCCCAGTAATTATAAGTGGTACCAGTTAAAAATATATTTCCCCATTTTTCACCTAATTCTTGATTAATTGAAACTTGGAATTGATTTTTAGGGCGATAAAATGCGGCACTTTTTATGGAAACATCATCAATAAATTCACTGTGATTAGCCAATAGCGCATCTTTCAAATGGTAAAAATCTTTAGATGAATAACGATAGGCTGCTAACGTGATATTTGTACTCGTGGTCGGAATATTGACGCTATAGCTAGTATGTAAACTGTAGCCTTTACGCGTTACGTTAGAGTGATTAAATGTTGTTCTGGACAATGTAATGTCAGATGCAATTGCCCCAATCGGCGTGTTAAAAGCAACACCAGCCAATCCTGCGGTATATTTTGAGCTTGTGGTCAGTCCACTATTTAAAGTGATATCATTTGTCAAACCATATTGATATGTGCCTTGTGCAATTAAATCATGATATGTCTCATTTGCATAACGATAGCGTCCCACTGACATTTGCCAACGGCTAAATCCGGGACGAATAAGTTGGGCAACAGAAGCAAAAGGAACCGTAAATGTTCTTGTTTGTCCATTAGATTCGGTTATTTGCACAAGAAGGTCGCCAGCATATCCACTGGGATACAAATCATTAATGACAAAGGGGCCAGCAGGCACAGTTGTTTCATAAAGGATGTTAGCATTTTGATAAATCGTAACTTTAGCATTACTATTAGCAATGCCTCGCACGATCGGAGCGTAGCCACGTAAAGAGTTGGGTAACATTCGTTCATCCGATGCTAATCGAATTCCCCGTAAGCTAAGGCTATCCATTAACTCGCCATTCGTATAAAAATCACCTAATGTGAATTGTGCCCGTAACCGAGCAATATCATGCGTCACATTTGTTTCGATATTCTGATATCCGGTAGAATGACCATTATTCCAGCTTTCACCACCACGGTGACGAAAAGCCCATCCCCATAAATTGAGTCCCGCTTTTAACCCAAGGTAAGTCTGCTCATTATTTATATCCGGAGTATTGTATTGATAATAGTTAACATCATAGTTGACAAATGCGGCAGGGACTCCACTTTGCCACTGTGCAGGGGCAATATATCCTCGAGGTCGAGTATTCACTTGTGCCTGAGGAATTTCTATATTCAGCTTTAAAGTGGATAAATCAAAATGAAATTTTGCTGAGGGGAGTCCTTCTGAGGCGGGATAACAAGTGGCTTTATAACTGTTTTCAGGAACAGTGCCTTTGACGACATCAATTAATGAAAGTAATTCCGGCGTTAGACATAACGTCGACGTATTCGCATTGTCAGTATATAAATACTGTACATTAGCTTTTCCTTTCCATTCATTATTGAGATAGATATCAGCGTAATACTTGCCCTCAGGAATAGGGTTGCCATAATTAAAGCGACGTATATCAATCGCATTCTTTCCTTGTACTGAATGCAAAAAGCTAGGATCAAATTCAGCTTCTTCAGCAGCGAATGAAGAAATTGTTATCACCCCAATCCCTAAAGCGACACAAAACGGAAGAGAATAACGATAGGAAATGAGGTGTAATTGGTTATTAAAATTCATTATATTACCTTATTCCAAAGTAGATTCACCTTGTTGGTATCCACCATAATCATTAACAACAACCCAAGTGACTTTATTTGTTAATATTGGCTTCTCTTTAAGTGAAAATATTTTTGAAGAAAAAGGAGCTATCATCCCACTTTGTTCAACAGGCGTTAGCTGTTTATCCTGACCCACTGAGATTTTGTTGTAAGTGATGTAATAAGGTGTTGGGTTAATCGCTTTAATGCGTAGTGCTCCTTCCTGATGCCAAGTCACTTTTTGGTAAGCATCATCAGGCGTTACGTTGAGATTATCAGGGCGAAAGAAAAACTTAATGCGACTACGAACGGCTAATTGTAAGTAATTGTTATTTCCCTCTGAGTTTTCCGAATTTTCTTCCAATTTAGGTTTTGCCGGAATGTCTAAGACATTTAAATAGAAAAGAGACTCTCTATCTTGTGGTAATGATTCACCGGTATAGACAATCCGGATGGTTTGCCCTGATTTTGGCTCCATACGAAATATGGGAGGAGTAATGATAAAAGGAACGTGAATTGAATCTGGTGCTGCAGCTGCGTTTCCGGTATCTAACCAAGACTGAATTAATGCGGGGGATTCATCGTTATTATTTAATTGAACATTAATGCTTTTTTGCGTTGCGGGATAAACAACGCGGGTCCCCATAATAACCACACTGGCTTGAGCCACTGTGGATACAAACAGAGTCAAGAAAATAAGAATGAACTTTAACATAATACCTCTAGAAGGAAATGGGGCAGTTTTTTCTGCCCCGTAAAATAAAAGCAATCCAATAAACCTTACTCATAGGCAATGGTGTAATGAACGGTTGCTTTTACATCTCCAGCGGTAGATTGTCCGGTTGCGTAATATTGAGCAAAATATGGAAGGTTTACATTAGCATTGTCGATTTGTACTGGATGGACATCTTGTGTTGCAGAATCAGTACCTAACTGGATTGTTGTTGCTGCATCTGAGTTAAGTAATTGAACTTGAACATTATTTGCTTTAGTTCCTGTTGCTGTATTTTTTAAATTATGTGTAGTTAAATCAGTATCAGCGGATGGTTCAAAATATACTTTAACGTTTTTAGCACCATCTTTATCTGTGGAACAACCAGTTAACTTAATTGTAAATGGAGTTAAGCCTGCTGTTGTTGCTACATTATTTAATGTTGCGACTGAAACAGTCGGCAAAATAACAGCTAAATTTTTTGATTGGGTATCAACAGAACATGTTTGATCAACAACTTTACCTGTAAATGTAATTGTTCCGTCATACGCCATAGATGAGCCAGCAAATGCAGCAGAAAGAATAGTAGCTAGTGCTATAACTTTTCTTTTCATATATTTAAGATTCCTATTTTAAATTAAATTAAAGTTAAGTTATTTTTTGTTTTTCAAAAAAATGAAAAGTATTATTGAATAATAATATATATATAATCCTATTAAATAGAGTTTATAGTGAGGTTTATATTTGTAGAATATATAAATAATAAAGATATTAAATTTTTTAATGGTGATGTGGCAAATATAAAAATAAATAATTTAAGTTATTATTATTTCAAATATCACTTAAGTAAAGATGGTTTTTTCGATCGATGGCGTTGGTTTTGATAGTTTCAATCTATTGATGGTTGGTAAACTGATCGTTAAAATCGATCTTGTTATTGTCGTTCAATGTGTTATATCAATGATTGATGATATGTATATGAGAAGGTTATTAGTCAAAACTTGAGTTTTAATATAAATCAAATTGCTTAGCTCTTTCAGATATGGTGCAGAATTTCCGTGTAGCAACTTCTTATTTTTTTCATTATAAAACACTAACCCTTTATTAAAATACATTCATAAATGTGCTGGTTGTTGTCGTTCAATTTCTACGGCAACAACTGGTATATTGAGTTGTGTTTATATTTTATTGAAATAAAACATGTAGCCACAATTAGGACCTAATAAGATTAGGTTCTTCTTAAGCTTGTGTTTATTTTATTTTGCAACGTAAGAACAACTTGGGCAGGTAACTTGTACTGGTGTGTCTTGAAACATTCTTATCACGTTAAAAGCTTTCATATCTTTCACCCATCATAGGGATATCGTGATTCAGTGTACGTTACTTCGCACTAAAATGCTCATTTTTTGTGCTTTTATTTGTAGAGATCAATAATGATAACTGATTTCTATGACAGTGACAGGTATATAGAGTCATTCTCATTTTTAGTGTTCCTTGTTGTGGGTTACATCTATCCTACAATAAGGAGCTAGGGGGAGATACATAAACCCTATTCTTCTTTTAGCGACGATAGCTTTTCACACCATGTATCAAGCGTTTCACGTTTTTCTCTTAAATAATCATACCTGTCATAATGTTTCTGAGAAACGCCGGGTCTTTTATGGTTTTGTACCATATCCCTTAACTCAGAACTAATCCCCATCTCTCCAGCCAATGTTTTAAATGTTCTTCTCACATCTCTAGGTGTAAATTTCTCAAACTCATTCTTCTTACAAAATTTATTTAATTGTTTAGCGTATTCAGATGTTAACAGGTGCCCTTCTTTCGTTTTAGCAGGGAAAAGGTAATTTGATGTTGGATACAAAAGCTCTTGGATATTAAGAATATCAATAGCAGGCTGTATCAATGGAATTACATGGTAATCGCCTGTTTTTGAAATATGGGGTGGTACTGTTAATGTATTATTTTTCTTATCCCAATTATCACGGGTATTAGCAATAATTTCCCATGGTCGTTGTCCTGCGGAATAGACACAAAATAGAAATAGACGTGCATAATCTGAGTTAATAGGACATTCGATGGTGGGTTTATTGAATAGCTCTAATAATAGCTTCAACTCATCCCATGATAAAAATCTATCTAACGCTTTATCTGCACCTTTTTGTCTAGGAACCACTGTGACAGGATTTCGTTCCAATCCATAAATAACGCGCTCGTTTATTTTTGCTGGATCATTGTCGGCAAACAAACCGAAGTTGAATACCGCATGTAGGTTTGCTCTTACTTTGTTCGAACCTGCCAAAGCACCTCGGGAGATAAACTCAGAAAGTATTCTTTTTATATGATCTGGAGTAACATCTTTTGCAGGCATAGTTGCATCAATATGCTTGCTATCTAGAACCTGATTGAGTCTGTTTTGAGTTTTATCATATGAACGCTTGCCTTGCCGTTTCTGATCTTCAATGTAATCATCAAAGAGCTGTTTTATTGTGGCGTGTTCATATTTAATTTTCTCAAGGGATGATGATTCAGTAGCAGCTGCTACGGATTTTACTGCAGCATCTGCTAGTGATAAATTAGGGTAATCACCAAGCGATATAAATTTCTCTTTTCCATCTTTGAAGTAGCGGTAGACGAAAACTTTTCTTCCAGATGGATATGTTTTTACACCAAGACGTCCAGTTCCTCTAGTCGCTGATGCTTGCCAAGTATAATACGCAGATTTCTTTGGTTTCAGTCCTCGTATTTTACTATCAGTCAGTAATACGCTAGCCATAACTAATTTCCATTTACGAGTTTTTTGCGGGTCAAGTAACGGGTCAAGTAACGAAGAAATGATATGAAACTAGCTGAAATCATGCAAGGTATATAAATCCTTATAAATCAGAAGGATGAAATCTCATGAAATTATATAAAACTCAATGAAATCAGTATGTAACGCCCTTCTAAGCCGTAGGTCACAGGTTCGAATCCTGTAGGGCGTACCATTTAAAATCAAACACTTACACTCATTTTAAATTCTCTACTTTTCTTAAGTGGGACGTATTTGGGACACAAGTGCCAAAAATACTGTCTATTTGCTTTGCATGTTCAGTTAAATGATTAGGCGCTAGGTGAGCATACCTTCTAACCATATCAACTGATTCCCATCCGCCCATTTCTTGTAATACTGAAAGCGGAACTCCGGACTGAATTAACCAGCTCGCCCATGTGTGGCGCAGATCATGAAAGCGGAAGTTTTCTATTCCTGCTCTTTTTAACGCTGCTCTCCATGCTGTGTTAGAATCAACTCGCATTTTTCTAACGCTTGGCGTTAATGTTCCGTCTGGTCTCTTCTTTGGTTCAGTATGAACAAATACCCATTTGTGATGGTTTCCTATTTGCTCCTTAAGAACCTGACAAGCAGTGTTATTTAAAGCAACACCAATTGCTTGGCCTGATTTGCTATCCTCTGGGTTTATCCATGCAACTTTCCTTTGCATATCAATTTGACTCCACTCTAAATTGATAATATTGGATCGCCTTAATCCAGTGGCCAATGCAAATGTAACTACGGATTTCAGTGGTTCAGGGCATTCTTGAATCAGTCTTTTAGCTTCATGATGCTCTAACCACCGAACCCGCTTTTCTCTGATTGTTGGGACTTTGATAACGGGAGATTTTTCTAACCATTTCCAGTCACGTTCAGCAGCTCTTAACAGAGATTTCATGATGGCGAGATGCTTTGCTTTGGTTGCGTTACTGACAGGGACATCAGTAAATGCGGGGATTTCCTTTCCCTTTCTTTTAGCTGATTCCGCTTGTTTTTCCCATCTCTCTCTTGCTTTTCTGTTTACCATCTTATTGATAACGGAATATATTTTTGCTTCTGTAATATCCTTAAGTCGGTAACCTTCAAAGTGATCTAACCAAAAAGAAAGCCGACCTTTATCGTCATCCAGTGATTTTTTGTCTGCTTTCTCTTCAATCCATCGGACTATAGCCTCTTCGAAAGTAACATCAGGAAAGTCACCAAGACGCTCTATGCGCCATAACTCGACCTTTCTTGTGTCGTGCAACTCCTGCGCGAGCTTCTTGTCCTCTGTGCCAAGAGATTCCTTGATTCTTTTACCGCTTGGCGTCGTGTAGTTTCCGTACCATATTTTACCTCTTCTGAATAAAGACATGATTTTCCCTCTCGTGTCTCACCAGCGTTCACTGGTATATTGTGAATTGATTTATTAGCTGCCGCAATACACGCAGCTCTCGTAAATAGGTATGGCGAGTTTTTCTTTGATGGGTCCTTTCTTGTGTATGCAATCAATCCTAGCTTGCACCAACGAGAGAGTGTGTCTTCTGATATACCAATATATGCGGCAGCTTCTTTTCTTGGCATGGTCATCCCTTCCATTTTACCCTCCTATCCATTCTTCCTTTTATACTGTTCATGATCATCACCACAATCTTTACTGCAGTATGCGCTATTAGGTGCGACCGGTTCTTCGTGACACCAGATACACATGCCGTTATATGATTTGATTACCGGTTTTCTATTTGATAACGATGCTTGAATATGTAATTCGTTTATTTCATTTGCTGAGTCGATAATGTCCATAATTACGCTTGTCCTGTTTCAATTAAATAAATTAGCAAACATAGTGCTATTAACACTGAAAATTCAGTAAATGTCATAATTCACCTATGCTATTTTCCATTCATTTAATATTTTATTTCCGATATTTAATAAATAATTTCTATTTACAGTATTGATTATTCTGCGAGGAGTTATATAAGGTCGCCATATTAAAAACATAGAACCTTTATTATTTCCGCTAACTGGCTTTTTTGTTTCTGCATTAATAAAAGATATTCGACCTCCCGTAATTAATCTTACTTCATCAACTGTTTCTAATGCTGATTCATACCAACCCACAGAAGTATCAGAAGGAACTAACATAACAACAGGCTGTAATTGCTTTTTACATTGCTCAGCGGCTTTGTTTACCCATGGCTGAATATCTGAATAGGGCGGATTCACCCAAATAGAGCCATAACTTTCCCAATCGCAATTTAACGAGTTGTCTTTTTCGGTGAGATAGTGAGAACAGAGGGTATTATTTTTATCGGCGGCGGCATCTAAATAGAAACCAAATTCAGCGTCCAATGCTGTAAATAAAGGCAGGGGAGTTTGCCATCTATCACGCAATTCCTTTGGTGTATGGCTACCTCCGTAGTCAGCTTTCATCCTTGTTATCACCTATATTAAAAGGCAATCCATCTGCTTCCATTGGCTTTATGTGAGTAAACGTACAGGGGATAATTACACCACCGAACTCCTGGGCAAACATTAACGCCTGCTTTGCCTGAAGAGAGACATATTGCTTAGGTAGAGCTATTTGATACGTAACACCGTCAATTAACACTAACGTCGTCATTGCTTGAACTTGTCTCATTGATTACCATCCTGTAATTTCTATATCTTCCAGATCAATAAACCAAGGTTCTATTTCATCAATCCGAATCCCCATATCATCTAGAGAAGGATAGCCATCAATTCCCTTATCTTTAGACCAATCGAATTGCTCGGTAAGCCATTCTTCATCCTTGAAGTTATTGAATGCTATTTGCTGGACGCACTCAGCACAGAACATTGCAAAACCTGCTTTCTCATGGCTACCGTGTATATCAGCTCTATATTCATCACCAGAATAGAATTTATTAATTTGTTCACATGATTTTTTAAATTTATCTTCATCGATAACAGTGACAACCATTTCTAAATCTTTTTGCCACGAACCAGAATTTATTTTAATTTGTCTCATCTGTATATTTCTCCACAAATAACTTCAACATTCCTCACTGACATTAAATATTCAGCACGTTTATTGCATTCTGATTGCGTATATATATCTTCCGTTACAGGTACAGCAGAGCCCTGTATTAGCATGAGTAATACATATCCGATTATTTGTATGGTTATTTACTTTTGAATTAAATCAGCACGAATATATAACGTGTCAGTTGGATGAATTCTATCTGCACACCAAGTCACATCATCACTACGTAAATTAACTGGAAATTCAGGTTTATTTATCTCCTCTGGTTCAGGGTCAACTTGTAGCCATATTAATTCTGGTGCGGTGGGGCAATTAATGCTTTCTGGTAAATTATTAATTAAACTCTCTCGTGATGCTTCCCAGCTAATCCACATTAAATCTACATATTGGTCAGCGTAATTTAATCCGTTATTCGCTGTTTCGAATTTATTATTTATTTCTGCATCATCCATGTGAAATTTAACAAACTCTTCAAATTGCTGTCTTTGTTTATCCATCACTCTACCTTATTCCTTAGGCTGCACCCATAAATCAACAATTTCACCCGTGAAATCATTAATAATTTCTACTCGTTCATCTTCTGTTAACTTTTCCCATTCAGATTGTGTGTATCCGATATCTACGCTACGTGTTGATGATGCATTATCTAAACGTGCAACTAAAACCATCTGTCTACTCATATTCATTCCTCTTCATTGCATCCCTGCGAGTTAAATTATTTCAGCTGAATAGCGCCTTCTTCTGGATATTCAGTGCAGTAAAAAACAGGTTTTGACTTATCGAAGCAGTCTAAATTATGCTCATCATCTAGCGTGTATTCAGTTTCGTCATCAATGTCTAAACCGTGTGTGTCTACCTTTAAGCCAGCAAAATCAGCCATAGCTATTAATTGATTAGTTGTTAATGTAATAGTCATATCTATCTCCTGTTTGCATCCTTGCACTGAGCCCTATAATTAAACGTATGGCTTAATATCAAATTGCTTGAACCATTCTTTTATTTCGGCGTATTGTTCATAACTAATTCCAATATCTTCCCGCCATTCTTCAAATGAATTTCGGGCGGCGTCTTTAGTTAAATAATAAATAAAATCCTGCAATTTCTCAGGTGTGTTCATGGTTATATCCTTTGGTTAAACGGGTAGGGTGGGTAGAAGGGTATTTCTTGGTCATCCCAATCTTGAGGCGGCTCACTTTGCGGCGCTTGATTACTCGATGCTTGTTTTGGCGCTTGCGGTTGCTGTGGTTGGCCCCATCCTTGATTCTGCTGTGTCTTCTGGCTTCCTGCCTGATTACCACCGTTACCACCTAGCATCTGCATTGTTCCACCAATATTGACCACTACTTCCGTTGTGTATCGATCTTGCCCGCTTTGGTCTTGCCATTTACGAGTTTGAAGAGAACCCTCGATATACACCTGACTTCCTTTTCTCAGATATTCACCTGCAATTTCTGCTAATTTGCCGAAGATGCACACTCGATGCCACTCGGTTTTTTCTTTCATTTCACCGCTTTGTTTATCACGCCACGATTCCGATGTGGCTAGTGTGAGATTAGCGACTGCGCCACCTGATGGCATATAGCGGATTTCTGGATCCTGCCCTAGGTGACCAATGAGAATACATTTATTCACGCCTTTACTTGCCATTATGCTACTTCCTTAAGTTCTTTAATCCGAATTCCTGTTAAACGCTCACATTCCTTTTGTGATTCAGTACCAGCCAATGCATTCCATGCTTTTTTGTACTCATCCATGATTTGTGATTGGTTCGTAGCTGTACCAAGAAAGTTAGTGTAATCAGCCAATATCTGATCTGCCGTCCGTGGTGCTACGTTATGAATTTCCGCATCTGCATCAATTGCTGTTTCTTCTGTTGGAATACAGAACGCTTGAAATGCCGCATATTTATATGCAATCGACATGGCTTTATTTGTGGCTTTATCTCCGCTATCCATAGCCTCGCCATAAGTCACTACCGTGTGCTTACTACCATCTTCCGTGGCAACAAAATCAAATTCAGCCTTAACCACAACGTAGAATAATTGACCTCCTCTTTGCGTTTGTCTTTCCGTGACTGAACGTTCAATGATCCGTGGAAGAATAAGCAATCCATGCTTAACCAAAGCCGGAGCAAGAGCGTTATATACCGCATCAATTCCTCTGAACATAAACCCTTGCTGTTGGTTTTTACTTCCTTTCTTTATTCCTGTTTCAGCCATTTCCTTGGCTACATTGCTAATCGCTTTATATACAGCAGTCATATTAATCCCCTAAATACTTACCAGGTCGGTAATCACTTCCGTAGTAATCGACTTCAAATTTATCACTTGGTACAGAATTCCTTTCTGCATCACGTAACGCCTGAATATGTGGAGGAATAGGAGGGTGATTTTTTGATGCGTCCAAGTTCATGTGTAGTAGCTCCATTGCTAGTCGCTTTTCTCTCTCCTTCACGCTCGTATTCGGCAAATGACCCTCAATCATTGCAATAGCTTGAGCCAGAGCTTCCTCTCTGTTTTTTGCTAATGACGGTGATGCTAATTGAGGGTATTTATCGGTAGGGTAAGAGTTAGAAACGTTCATTGAAAATCTCCTGCAAAATCCTTTAACGGTACCGACAATCCTTGTCGTCCTAACACTTCCGTTTGATACATAAATTCATCGTGTTCGCGTTCCTGCGATTCTTTACGCTTCCTGCGTAATTCTTCCAACCATTGTTGATGATTTGTCACGCAACCCTCCTGAAATACAACTCATTGAGTATCTTTGCGACTACTTCCCCTCGTCCTGAGAGATGAATAGCTGCTGCGAGTGACTTTGCGTCATACTGATTAATGATGTAATCAACGACTTCTGATGGCTCAGGTTGGTAATATTGAGTAAGTTCCCTGAATGATTCTGTTTCAATGCGGACATCGTTAAGATTCTGAAAGGCTATTTCCGTGCCGTTATTTCGGTTTCTACTGGTCATATCTGCATAGGTGTAACGTATAGTCAGTGACATACTTTCCTCCCGTAAGCCATCTTCTGTAGTTGACTCGCCAACCGCCAGACATCCTTGTTATTAGTTGAGACGGCTATCCTTGCCGCTTGACGTGCGAGTTGTAAAAAAGGCGTAGTGATACGCACCGCCATGCAATCACGCATAGCGCTGTAATAGTTAGTTTTCATTGTTACCTCGCTAGGTGAGCGATAGGGTGGTTATCTGGTGTTGGTGCG